CAAATAGCATCTCGGATCAAACAATACTATTCCAATCTCTAACATTAACGATTTTTAATGAAAACGGCCGAATTGCTGATTGCTTTTTTGGTCGCGTCAGCGTATACTGATAATGAATTGAGGAGAAACCGCTCTTCAAGCCGCCCATTACACCGTGTCCAAAGGCCCGTTCCCGCTATGATTAACGAAGATGAATGCGACGCTAAACGCCTCGCCCTGCGTATCAAACACGCAGCGCTGATCGGCACCCACAAACGCTACTTCGACTTCTCTCCAGGTCCAGGATGGTACGATGCCATCGATGAACTCTGTACAAAGATCGAAACTTATTGTGCGGAAGCTGGCCGCGACCTCCCGATTGTTGGGCAGGTCAAGGAGAAGTTCGGTGGTCTCCGCTTCTACGTCAGCAGCGCAGATGACACGATTTACGAGTTTATCAGCGAGGCCGAGCGCACGTGCGACTGCACCTGTGAGAATTGTGGTGCACCCGGTACGCTTCGCCAGTCTGGTTGGTGGAAAGTTCTTTGCGATCCGTGTGACGCAAAGAGATGAAAGTAAGAGTCGCTATATCGCGACGTGCTATCATCCGTCGGCCTTCTGAGAAACCTGAGAGGCCGTTGGTCTCTGAAGGTAAACAAAAAGCCCAACGCCTAGCAAGAAAGAAACAGAGACACAAATGAGTAAGATGGTTAAACGAGAACTGAGCACGCTGATCAAACGCCTTGAACACGGCATTGAATCGCTGAATGATCAGGAACGAGTTATCATGGCGCAGCTTGATGGGATCTATGCTGATCGCAAAAGCTCCATCAAGGAAATCGCTTTGGCGCAGAAACTCCTGCTTGCAGCGGATATGCTGGCTGACTAAATAGAAGACGTGGGAAACCGAAAAGGGAAACACCATGGACATTCTATTAATCGTTATCGGCATTTTCTTCCTGGCAGTTGCAATCATGCAACGTACCGGGCCTGCCTGGATCACGCTTGGGTGCGTTGCTTCAGCCATCTACGTTCTTTTCCGTGGCGTGGGTATCGTCATCTTCCATGCCTAAATAGTGTTCCGCCCGTTTAGCTCAGTTGGTAGAGCTCCAGTTTTGTAAACTGGATGTCGTCTGTTCGATTCGGACAACGGGCACCAAATTTCAGAAATTAAAATTATCAACACACTTTGACTGTTTTGGATCACAGGTGCCATACTCTTTTTTTGGATTCATTGTGGTGGAAGCCTTTCAGAACGCGTCGCGTTCGACCAATAAATAAATAAATAAAACGCAGTCAAGAGGAAACCAATGAAAACGCTTAGAGATACCCTGTTAGAAGCCCTTGCCGATCGTAATGGCGTTCCAAAGAAGTTCAACAAGAATCTCCACGCCAAGATGGTGCATTATGCAAGAGGCCATATTTCGGACATTGCTGGTGATATTGAGCAAGGTGTACAAGACGCTACCAGAATGATGGGTAAGCATAATGCCGGAAGCGTTTATCACGGCGTTGAAGACCATCTAGCTGATCATCTTCATGACAAGTTCCACAAGCACCCAGGATATGGTTATGATGGTTATATCCATGGAGGCGTTTCTCTAGCCCGACACGTGTCAAGACAGGTAACAAAACAATACATCCACGACGACCGGCCGGAATATCGTGCCGCTGTTCGCAATCATAAAGCTAAACAAAAGAGAGCGGAAGCCGCTAGAAATCGTCCGCCAAAACCACCTAAACAACCAAGATCGCGCGGCAAATCTGTACCGACACTTGTGACTGTGTATGGTAAGGGTGAACGCGAGATGAAACTTCCACCATTTAAATAACTCGAGTTAGCTCACGAAGAGCATCCATTTGTTAAATGGAAGGCGGGTGACTTAAGCGCATTAGGGTTCAACTCCCCCGTTCGGCACCAATTCACCAACTTAGCTCAATGGCTAGAGCACCGGCTTGTGGCGTCGGGGATCTGAGTTCGATCCTCAGAGTTGGGACCACTATTGCGGTAGCTTAGTAATAACTCTGAATGATCCTCTGTACAGGGATAGAAGGAGTTCGGTAGTTCCGGTGTTGAACGTGGGTGACTTCGAATATATCTCACTCTGATCCGGAACGAGACTTAAAGACCCATCTTGTGGTGGGAGACGGTGTGAAACCCCGCAATTTATTATGAGGATGAAATGAATATCCTATTCCTAGACATTGATGGTGTACTTAACTCAAGAGAGTGGTACGAAAAAAACAAACAACAAATTGATTCTAATTCTGGTATGTTCTGGCGTTCAGTCGCTGAACTTGATCCGGAAGCATGCGCACGCGTAAACAGATTTTGTGAAGAAGAAGATCTCAAAATCGTGATTAGTTCTACATGGCGTAAACTACACAAACTTCACGAAATAGAAGCAATGTTTTCAAAGAAAGGTCTCTTTGCTGATATTATCGGTATGACACCTGATCTGAAGGGTAACTGGCGCGGCAAAGAAGTTGAGTTGTTCATCAAAGAACATCCAGAGCTTCAAATCGAGAAGCATGTTATCCTTGATGACGACACTGACTTTAATGCTGATCAACCGTTTGTTCGCACAAGCTGGGACATCGGTGTCCAAGATGACGACATTGAAATGGCAAAACAGGTGCTGAATGGACGACGTTGATGTTCTTCTACCTCCACAACATTTCCCATATTACTATTTTCGTGGTGAACTAGTCGGGCCACCTATCCCGTTTCGAGATTCAGAAGAAATTTTGACTTTTGAGTCGAAACATAATCTCCAGTTCAACGACTTCACAAAGCAAACCTTTGAGACAAACTTTATCGTACAGTTCATAAACGACTTTCCGATTGACTTCAAGTCGGGTGGGTTTGTAATAGAATTAAAATGGAAAATCTAATGCATGTAATTGACACGAGAGACATTCATGAGCTTAATATCATCTTGGACAATGCCTTTGTTGCGGTCACCAAGCTCCGTGAGCAGTGGGAAACCATCAAGTGGCATTATTATGATAAAGACAATATGGAGTTTGCGGCGAAGGTCACACACTTCCAAAAGGATGAAATTGACAAACTTTTCGTACTTTTACTAGGAGAATCAACGACTTAACACATTAAAAACAATTAATGAAAAAGGCTTTACTTTTAGTCTGAGTTAGAGTATACTTTTATTTGTTGGGTCAGAAAAACGACCCCTCGTGAAACAGGAAATTGATAATGTCGCATATGATTGAAATGGTTGACGGTGAAGCCCAGATGGCTTGGACCGGTGAGACTCCCTGGCATGGTCTCGGAAAGCAAGTCCCCGCCGACCTGACGCCCGAACAGATGATGAAGGCTGCTGGCCTTGACTGGGAAGTCGAAAAGGTTCCGGCGTATGCCACCGTCGGTAAGAAGCGCATCGCGGTCGGTAAGTCCGCCCTTATCCGCAAGTCGGATAATCGCCTTCTGGACGTTGTGGGTGATGATTGGAACCCCTGCCAGAACGCCGAAGCCTTCGAGTTTTTCAACGACTTCATCGGAAACGGTGACATGACGATGGAAACTGCCGGTTCGATCATGAACGGCAAACGTGTCTTCGCCCTCGCCCGCGTGAAAGAGTCCTTCGAACTCTTCAAAGGCGACAAGGTCGACGCCCACCTGCTCTTCTCCAACCCCCACATGTACGGCAAAACGATCGACATCCAGTTCACGCCGGTCCGTGTTGTGTGCTGGAATACGCTGTCGCTGTCGCTGAGCCTCGGCTCGAAGAACCGCGTGTCCGTGTCCCATCGCACCAAGTTTGATGGTGATACTGTCAAGCAGATGATGGGTATCGCGAAAGACAAGCTCGCGACCTACAAGGAGGCTGCGGCGTTCCTCGGTTCGAAACGCTTCACCGAAGAGTCCATCACGGAATACTTCGGTCGCGTGTTCGGCGCCAAGAAAGATGAGAAATCCGGTGAGGTCAAAAACTCCCGCAACGCTCGTATCGCCTACGACATCCTGGAACAACAACCCGGTGCGAATTTCGCGAAGGGTTCCATGTGGCAAGGTTTCAACGCGGCAACCTTCATGGTTGATCATGTGATTGGTCGTAATCAAGACAATCGGATGAATTCTGCCTGGTTTGGTTGGGGTCGGAATCTTAAAGTTAAAGCCCTAGAAATTGCCATGGAAATGGCCGCGAACGCCAAGGACATGGGTGTCCATAAGACCAAAACTCCGGTCGCCGTGTAGTTCTTCTACTCTGGGGGAGGTTTCGAAACCTCCCCTACTCTTTTCAGGTTTGAACATGAACGATAAACAAGCACACATTAAAGAATTAGCAGAGATCGTGTTTGATGGCTCGGCATTGAAGATGAGATATCTACGCGAGCGCATCTCAAAATTGACAGATAAAGAGATGCTTGAGCTTGTTCAAGAAATTGATTCCATCTTCCAACAATATGCGGAGAATATCTGATGAGCAACGTTGTTGCTATCGGTAAGCACGTCAAGACTACCAAGAAAACACCACACCGCGAAGCCTTTGAGCTTCTCGCTAAGATCAAACCGAACGTTGATATGACGATCGTCATTTCCGTTCTCGAGGGTGTCATCGAAGCCCAGCGTCTTCGTGAGAAAATCGCAAAAGACTTTTTCAAAAAAGGAACCAAAGACCATGACTAAGTCTATCTGGAAATTTCCTGTTCCGCTCGCGGGTAAGGTTCGAATTGAGATGCCAAAAGATGCTAAGGTGCTTTTCGCAGCTGTGCAGCATGGCCAACCTCAAATCTGGGCTGAAATCGACACTGAAGCACCCAAAGAGACTCGCACGTTCTTCTCTTTCGGAACTGGTTGGGAACTCCCGATTGACAAGCCGCTCGGTCGCTATGTTGGCTCGTTCATCGTCGACAACGGTGCGATTGTTCAGCACTGCTACGAGCAATAGATCATGTCTATCGAAATTCCTAGTATTCGTGTTCTACACAAAACAGGTTGGCAACTCTACAGCATTACCGGCATCGCTCCTCGGTATCCGAAGATCGGTGAACAGATTTCGCTGAATGGTTGTAAATATCGAGTGCTTGATGTTCAACATCACATTGATGGGGTATTGACACCGTCTGCCTGTATCCACGTGATCGTCGGTGACGACTCATCTAACATTTCGGAGTAACTATGGCTATCGTCACGATGTACGCCGTCGGCGGTGAGCAAATCAACGAGTATCTTGTCAAGGTTTGTCGTAAAGCAAATGTCGATGATGTGACAGTGAAAGCGAAGTTCAATGATCTTTGCTTCACAATCGAGCCTGGTATGTCTCATGAAGATACAGCTGAGTTGTATAATCGTGAGTACCAAAAACGTGTCAAGCGCATCCGAGACAAGGAAGCTGCCAATCAGAAACTGATTGACGACAAGCTCCATGACTATGAGTTCTTGTACTCCTTCGCCAAAGAGATGTATGAAAACATGTGCTGGCGACCGGAAACGAATGAGAATACTCTCAGAGAAAAGATTACGCAGCTGCGTCGCCGCTTGAAGATCAGACACGATGAATACGGAAAGCTGACGCCCAATGAAACTTGAATTTTCAAAAGAATGGTGGATGAAGAAAGCTATGCAAGAAGGTGAACATGAAATCGGTGCCGGAACCCCTGCGCGGAAATCGTTCTTGGCAACGATGTCCAACCCCCAGTCATCCCGGAAACATTCCGGAGACTCGCAACCATCAGACGCGTCGATGAGGTTCTTCCAATCGAAGGAGCCGACAAGATCGAGGCCATCCGTATTGACGGATGGATGTGTGTTGTGTCAAAAGGAGAATTCCAAGCGGGTGACCTCTGTGTCTATTTTGAGATTGACTCCTTCCTCCCAGTGGGAGAAAGCTACCCTCATTTTGAATTCCTCCGTAAGCGCGCAATTAAATGGAATGGTAAGGACGGTTGCCGAATCAAGACGATCCGGCTTCGTGGTCAGATCTCTCAGGGCATTGCTATGCCACTGTCAGCGTTCTTTGTCGCGCCTAGTGAGACGCAAGTCAATCTCATGTATCTCAAAGAAGGAGACGACGTTACCACCGCACTCCAAGTTGAGAAATGGGAAAGCCTATTCCGGCTCAGCTTGGAGGACAGGTCAGAGGAGGATTACCGTCTGGTATTCCTAAGACCGACCAAGAACGAGTCCAAAATATTGGCCGAGAACTATCCGGACTGAGGAAGTTCTCACCTGACACCAAATTCTAAGTAACCATCAAGTTGGATGGTTCTTCTATGACCGTTTATCTACTCAAAGATAGAACTTTCGGTGTCTGTTCTCGTAACTTCGATCTGGTTCGCTGTGAGGGTAACTCTTTCTGGGATTATGCTATCAGAGAGAACCTTGAAGAACGTATGAATGCGATGGCCGATGAGTTCGGCACAGCGTTTGAGGGTCTGGCTTTCCAAGGTGAGCTCATTGGCCCAGGTATCCAAGGCAACGCGGAGAAGTTGAGTCAAACCGAGTTCATGGTCTTTGACATTTATGCTCTTGGTGGACCATTGGCTGGTTACTACAGACCTGCTGATCGCCGGCGAGTGTGCGTGAAATACAACTTCACGCATGTACCAGTGGTTGGTGTTATTAGTTTGTCAGAACTGCCCGACCTTGATGCTTTCAAAGAGTGGTCTAAAGGTGACTCTTTGACACCAGGCGTTAAGCGTGAAGGTGTTGTCTTCAAGTCTACTGAAGATGGTTCTATCCACTTCAAATGCATCAACGACGAATGGCTTCTAGAGAATGAGCAATAAGGATATTATCATGATTATGCAAAAACTTACTGGATTTGACTTTACAAAAGAAAGAATTGGCTATGGATTTGGATCTATAGGAGTTGGTGACGTTTTTTATGTTTCTGGCCCAACTACCAAGTTACGAGGCATGGCATTCTATCATGCTAAAAGATCCAAACGAAAGATCGCCACTATGCGAGTCCTTGCTGGCATGAAGCTCGGTAAGTTTGTTGCACCATCTGATGGTATTGCTATTAAGCGTCTTAGCTAAAGGAAATTTTTCATGTTCTATTTCTGGTACTGTTCCTTGGTGGGTCTGCTGAATTGGATTACTCATCCGATTTATCTCTATCGTAGGAAGCTTGCTGAGATGCAAACGAAACACTTCGACGAGTAGTAAGAGATAAATATGGGTGGATCGATACTTTCGGGTATCGACCATTCACCCATCTGGAGCTACGTTATGGCTAAGAGAGAGCTTGTCTCAAAGAACTTCTACCTTGATGAGTTAACATACTCACCAACAGCTGTTGCACGCAAAATCGACAACACACCGAATGCTGAGCAAGAAGCTAATCTTCGTAATATCATACTGAAAATTCTTCAGCCTGTAAGAGATTACTACAAGAAGACTGTTATCATCCATTCTGGATATCGGGCGCCAAAGATCAACGCTCTTGTTGGTGGTGCTTCAAACAGTCAGCATACCTCAGGTGAGGCTGTAGATTTTGAGATCTCTGGTATTCCAAACAAAGATGTCGCGGAGTGGGTAGCGGATAATCTTCCGTTTGATCAGATCATTCTAGAATTCTATAACCCAATGGAGGGTGTGAACTCAGGATGGATCCATGTATCCCTTAAACGCAGTGGTATAAATAGAAAGAATCGGTTGGTGGCTTACAAAGATGGTAAATCAACCCGTTACGAACAAGTCGATGATTTTTCTAAGATAAAATAAAGGTGCTTTATGACGAAACATGTTTATGAACTGTATATTGATGTAAACAACCAATGGAGATACCGCGTGTTTTCTTCTAATGGTCGCAACGTTGGTTCTTCAGGTGAAGGAATCAAGAATTTCCGTGATATCTTTGAGACAGTAAATAATCTCAAGAAACCTGAGGATGAAGTAAGAATCATCCCGGAAGCGTATAGCGAAAAGCAATTCTTGACTGAGAAGAAAGAGAAATGATCGTATGTAGTTGTCGTCGAATCAGCACCAAAGACTTTAAGTCTGAAGCTGAATTGAAGCAGCGTCTTAAACAAAAAGATGTTGGCTGCGGTAAATGCCTTTCTAAAAAGGCTTAACAATACTGCTGATATAGGGTGTTATAAATAACGGTAATGATAGTGAACTGAGGAATATTAAACCAAGCAACACGAGGGTGCAAATCCCTCCGTCTCCACCAAAAGCCCATACACCTTGGTTGATCGCCAGGTCGTTTCTTGATGGCGCCGCAAGGCTAAGGGGATGGGTTTTTGATGGGGACGATTTTAGGTTCGACTGTTTGTAAATAGGTTCTGAGGCTATCCGGATGTTCTCCGTTAAACGAACAAAAACTAGAAATGCAACGCAAGTCGCAAACGATAACGAAGATTTCTCAGCAATGAAAATTGCTGCCTAATCTTTAGGTATCCGGAGACGCCAGGTTCTCTGTAAAATAAACCTGGCATTACATTTTCAACAACAGAAAGAATAACAAATGAGAAAAGCACTTATCGCTCTCGCAGCCGCACTCACCCTTTCAGCACCAGCATTCGCTCAAGAAGTGTCAGTTGGGTCAACCTCAAAGGGATCAACCTTTGCAAACGTCTCTAACGTTTGGTCTCTCGAAAACAAAGTTGAAGTTATTGGGGAAGTTCGTCTCTCAAGCAAAAACGCAAACACTGTCAAGGTTGGTGTTCAACGCAATTTCGTTGAAGTTGGTCCGGTGTCACTTGGTGGACGTCTGAATTTCGTTCAAGGTTTCGGCAAAACAAGTTGGTCAGGTTATTCTGTCGAACCAACCGCGTCCTTCAAATATGATAAAGCTGCTGTAACAGTTGGCTATGAGATTGGAGACTCATTCTCTTCTCGCCATAAACAGGATGTTGAAACAGCTAAAGTTACTGTGATGTATCCATTCACCTTTGGTAACTTCGGTCTTCAATATGAAAACGAACGTGGTGATCTGAAGCAAGAATCGGTTTCACTAGTCTACTCACTCAAGCATTAAATTTCTAAGGATGGGGACTATCCTTTAAAAGTCCCAACATTTTTTCACGGAAAAAATTTCTGATCGACCAAGCACAGTGAATGGACCCGCCTGTTAAGCGCAGAGCTCTGCGGCGCGCAACTAAAAACGCCAACATTGACGTTGGACCAAAAGAGAACAAGAAGTTCATGAGCGCCGGATATGGTTCTGGTGTCACGGTTTCTGAGTTCCCCAAAAGAGAAGACCAAGCATGGTATCCAAAACCCAAGACCTCAAACTAGGTAAAACAATTGATCCTCAGCAGCTGTACAAGGAACTCGAACAAATCGTTCGGGATAGCCATGTCAGCTATGGGGATGCAATCATTCATTACTGTGAACGCGGAAAACTTGAGATCGAGACGGTGGCTGAGGTGGTTAAGAAAAACCCCAAGTTGACGTCCGCGCTCCAGAACGAGTTTGAGAACCTCAATATGCTCCCTAAAACAGCGAGACTGCCTGTATGACAGCCTTCGAGGCTTACGTCAAGTTTCTAGCACTCAAGCAGCACTTTACATCGGATTACGATTACCAGAAGTATTGCGGTAAGGTGCGAGCCGACCCCAGTAAGTTTGAGGTTAAGAAGGACAAGTACCTGTTCCAGAAACTGGCAAAGCGGCTGGATCCGGAAATGTACATCGTCGCCAATCTGATTGATAGAGACGTCACTTGGATTGGTGATCTGTTCGGCGAGGCGGCCGAGAAGGCATATACCGACTGGTTGAAGCGCAAAGAGTCTCTAACATACGTATTCAAACAGGACATCGGTAAGCTGCTTGATGAGTTTGATAAGAATTTCGTTGTTGAAGATGGACAGCACCCATACCTCCTCAAGCTCTATAAGAGAAAGATGATCTGTATCGAGACGTTGATCATCCTTGATGACATTCTCGACTTCACGAAACATTGGAATAAGCGAATAAATGATTCAGTCATGTGGCCAACTATTTACAGAAAATGCTTGAAATACCGCCCCTTCTTAGAGTATACTAAGGGTAAGTATCGCACAATCCTTAAGGATAAGTTTGTCTGAAATTACCGCATATGTTCGTAGCATGTTTATGAGACAGCTTGCTCATGACATCTTAAGCGTTCAACCAATGAACTTACCAATTTTATTCGATTCGTTTAAAAGAGTAAATCGTTTAAGCGAAGAGTGGATTAATAACGACCACCTTTATTATCTATGGAGTGACCCCATTGTCTGATGAAATGTTTACCTACCAAGCAGCGCCGTATATACCACAGGTTGATACGAGTCTCACGTGTCCATCACCTATTTGGTCCGACTTTAATCCGGAGTCACCCGCGTCCCAGAAGATGGTCCGTGCTAAACGCATCAACGATGGTAACTTCTGGAATGAGATGAGAGCAGTGTTTGATTACGACTTCAACACTCTCCCGCTTGAACGATACAAGGCATGGGCATCTACGTTCATGGTGCCTATTATGTCTAGGAACAAACCAGCTGAATACATTGGTATGGCTCTAGCTGATGCCTCACATAATGAACAGGTCCGTGATGCTCTAACGGAGCCTCTGGTTGGGATGACCATTGAGGACTTCAATGCCCATTACCGCGTGTTCGATAATAACCTGATGACGATGAACCGCATCTTCCTCTATGGACACCTGAAGTATTTCACAACAGGACTCCCATGCCATGAAGCATCAACGCAGGTCCGTCAGTACCTAAAGGGTCTGAAGCGCATCGTTGAGATCGGTGCTGGGGCTGGTGAGATGGCAGATGTATGCCGTCAGCTGGGTTTCGAAGGCGAATATGTGATCTATGACTTCAAGGAACTGACTAACATTCAGCAGTGGTTCCATGAAAAGCGTGGCCACAAGAACACTAAATATGTACATGATGTGAATGATCTGGAGCCTGCAGACCTCTGTATTGCTACATGGTCACTAACTGAAATGCCAATTGCGGATCGTGCCGCAGTGATGCAAAAACTAGGTGACACGAGAGACTGGCTCGTTACCTACACCGATAAAATCTTCGGTATGGAAAATGAGGAATGGATTATTAATGACTTTCTACCACGTTTCGACGACAGAGAGGCGATCATACAGCCGTTCTGGGATAACGAGTCGAAATACGTGTTCGTTAGACATACACCGTAATACAAACATACAACATACAAGGATATACGACATGGTTGATTTCAAATCAATGAAGAAAAACTCGAGCAACTTCGATAAGCTCACCAAAGCCCTTGCGGAACAAAATCAGGGCAGATCCAAAAAAGAAGGCGAAGAACGTTTCTGGTCCCCAACAGTTGATAAAGCTGGTAACGGGTTCGCGGTAATTCGTTTCCTCCCAGCACCCGGCGATGAGGATCTTCCTTTCGTTCGCATGTGGGACCACGGCTTCAAAGGCCCAGGTGGTTGGTACATCGAAAACTCGCTGACTACAATCGGTAAGGAAGACCCTGTTTCTGAGTTCAACTCTGAGCTCTGGAACCAGTCGGAGGACGACAATTCCCCACAACGTAAACAGGCCCGTGAACAAAAGCGACGCTTGTCTTATACATCAAACATCTATGTTGTGAAGGATCCAGGAAATCCCGACAACGAAGGTAAGGTGTTCCTCTACAAGTACGGTAAGAAAATCTTTGACAAGCTCAATGATGTGATGAACCCGCTGGAAGCAGAGGGTGAAGAAGCGATGAACCCATTCGACCTGTGGACAGGTGCCAACTTCAAAATAAAGATCCGTAAGGTCGACGGTTACCGTAACTACGATAAGTCGGAATTTGATGATGTTGGCCCGCTTCTTGATGATGACAAAGAGCTTGAAGCCATCTGGAAATCTGAGCACAGCCTAACTGAGCTTGTTGATCCAAAACACTTTAAGAGCTATGAAGAACTTCAGAAACGCCTCAAGCATGTGCTTGGTGGTAAGTCCTCAGAACGCTCTAACGATGGTGAGTCCAAGGCTGGTAAAACAGCTGCGCCAAAGAAAGAAAAAGAAGCACCAGCACCAAAGCAGAAGGCTGCGAAAGCACCCAAGCCACCGGTGGATGATGCCGATGACAGTGAAGATGATGAAGAAGGTGGGCTTGAGTTCTTCTCTAAGCTTGCTAACGAAGAGGACGACGAATAGTCTAATCTTTCAGTGAATGTGAAAAAGGGAGCTTCGCGGCTCCCTTTTTTTATCCTTGCAATGAGAATTGTTCAGCAGATCGTAGCCAATTATTACCATCCGGCGGAGGAACAAACGCTGTCTCTGTAGGAGGCTTTTGACCGCCGGAAGCTTGAATAACGGTGTTGTTATTTTGTTGTACCGGTTTAGTTGACTGTGGTGCTGGTACCGGGCGACTAGCAGCAGCAAGATTGCGAGCACGATCAGCTTCAAGAGCAGCTCGCAGCTCTTCGACTGACACATTTGCTTTATTTCCGACAGCACCCTTATCAGCATATGTTTTACCTGTTCTTGGATCAGGTAACCCACGCCATTCTTTGGCGGCATCAATCATTGCTGCCATGATGTCATTTGATTCCCCTGACAGATATGCGGATAGAGCTGGTCGTTTAGAGCCAGCCAAGTACTCTTTAAAGATACGCTCTTGTAGTTTCTCGTCAAACAATTCTTTACCTGTTAGACCCATTTTTTCTTTGGCTTCTTTCAGTGTACTTGGAATGATCTGATATTTACCAACAGCGAACAACTGCTTAGCATTCTGACGAGACATAACTTGATCCAGCGTCATCCTAGTAAGACCGATAGGTCCTTTGATGATAGCACTCGGTTTCTGTGGTTGGTTGTATGCGTTGTAACCAGCTGGCCCAGATTCAGCCTTACTGATTAAACTCGAGAACGATGATGCTGTCGTTGGTGCAGCTGCTAATGCTGATGGAGCATTAGACATTGAACTGATTGGTTTTGGAACTTCAGCTGCCTTTGCTGCAGAAGTTGGTGGTGTTGTTGCTGGCGCAGGTGGTAGCACAGGAGTTACCGGAGACTCTTTGTCTTTTTCTTTGTCTCCACCCCAGAGAGAATCCCACCAGTTACCGATATCCTTTGATGTTTTGTTCCACCAGTTACCGATGTCGCTGTTCGTCTTAGTCCACCAGTTACCAACATCCTTTACCGTTGAGTCCCAAAGTTTTCCAGCGTCATTGACGAGATTACCAACTGTATCTGTGAATGCTTTGGTTGCATCACCAATAGCTTTAGCGATAGGCTTCAGGTTTGTCACAAAAATCATAGCGGCTGTCTTCAGCAAGAATCCAAATAGATTTCCACCTTTTTCTTTAGCCATTTCTTTTAAGCCACCAAGACCTGGCGCTTCTTGATTCACAGCTTCCGCGTCTTGCTCACGAGCAGCGTTAGCACCTTGTTGTTGAATCGCTAAGATTTTCTTCAGCGTGTCATCAATAGAACCAAGAAATTCGTTACTAACCGCACAACATTTGCTTGTTGGATCGTTGTCATTAGCGTGTTCTGTGTTCTGTTTAATCTGCCTAAGTAATTCAACTGATTGATTGCAGCATGAATCTTTCCCGTTTGAGGCGGCGTAGGCATTCTGCCCATTAGACATCTTCAGATTAGAGTTCTGGTTTCTACCAGAACTCTGGAATATGTTTGATTTCTTTTGTGAGACGTCACCTTTAGATTTCCCAGTCTTACGAAGAACACCAGGAACAGTTCCAGACGGTGCTGTTGTGGCTCCCTTTACTTTCTTAGAAACCAAAGAGATTGCTTTGTCTTCTAAGAATTTTGAACCAATTGATTTCCCGGTGCGGCTTGCTACTGCACGTGTCGCAGCGCCTCTTACTGCTCCGCTCGCTGCAACTCTACCTACTGCTAATAAAAGAGGAATCATCTATTATGTTCCATTGCTTTCTTTTTTTCTTCTAGATGCTGTATCAACATATCAACATATATGTCACGTTCGAATGGGAATAAATTTTCAATGTCATATATTGAGTATTTATGGTGTTGAACTAGAGAGAATATCAGACTGTAGTAACTAGCTAGGCTGGTGTGACTCAGCCCAATGTAAAAAAATCGTCCAAGCTGCTTAGTACAATCTGGCGCTCCGTTCCTTTACTGTTTTTGTAATTGATGACGTGCTCCATTTTTGGTGCATTCGCAAAGAATGTCTTAATTTTCTCGAGTGTCTTAGATGGAAGCGTGTCGATGAACTCGGATAGTTCTTTGTCTGATTGCTCTTTGATGTCATATACAGTCTCACCATCAAAGATCTCAGTGATACAATTCTTCACGTAGAACGTCAGTAGGTCTACCTCATCAGCAAAATCCTCAAGCTGATCAATAGTAGAACCATCACCATGCTTAACCATGATTCCTACTGTGTCGTTGATCATGATTTTGTTACTGACTTTTTTCTTTGGCTTGGTTATTTTGATGTCAGCAATGTCAATCTTGAATTTGTATTCTTTGCCATCTTCATTGTCGATATACTCAAGACTAATGACGTTGTTGACCGAGATTCCACGTAGTTGTAGAAATAGATATTCGATGTCTACGATTTGTAGACTATCAACATCAAGCCCATCAACGGCGCAGTTGTTGATGACTTGCTTAACAGCCTTAAGTGTCTCCTTCTTACTCTTGGCTGATTGAGCCATTAGAAGAATCTTTTCTTCCTTCACAAGGAATGGACGAAAACGAACAACTTTATCTGTAGATGGAATTGTGAATTCTGATACTGGGAATTCAATTTTTGGTAGTGCCATGATATTTCCTTACTTAAAAATGCGATCAAATGCTTTTGAAATTTGGCGTTCGGCGCCACTATAGATCTCACCCTGGATCAGTTTACCAGTGGTGTCTAGAATACTACTTAATAAATCAGGTTTCTTGTACTCAAGCAAACCAGCATCAATGATATCAGATGAAGATTTTGGTGAGATGCCATACCTTTCTTTGGCCTCTGCATCTAGAATCTTACCCATGCTGGTGAATTGCATTGACATGTGTGAATACTGCATAACAACGCTGTAGCGCATAGCTTCGTTGTCATTACCCCAACTGAGATCAATATCAGCCGTTTGAATAGGGAACGCATCGTAAAGCTTGATTCCAAATGCGTTCAGGTTTGTTTGATCGTATATCCAAATACGAATAGTCGGTGACATGTATGTGTCACGGTATGTTAGCAGATATGGTTTGTATTTTCTACCCCTTGGGCTGAACCCAAGGTCGGTGTTGTAATTCACTATAGCGTTTGTCCAAGTATTGAAGAAGGACAAGACTTTGGCGTTGCGATCAACAACGAATTGGAGACGTATAGGGTTAAACGTTGGGAGATATGGTCTCTTTTCAATTTGACCTATACCATAACGTCTTACATCGTCATTGGTGAAGAAGTTCACCCCTGGAATTTGGACGTTTTCGCAACGAAGACTGATGAAGTTATCAGCATCTAAGTGGTTGTCTTTAACATACTCAGGATCATTGATAGCACTATACTCTGCCAATCCATCTACACCTGGCGGTAAAGACAGCATCACAATGAAACGATTTGATTGTAGAATACCATTCAAATTTAATTCGGCGCGAGCTTCATCGATACCAAATCTTGATGGTCTGCCAGTAACAACAACACGATCCGTTGTTTCTTCTAGAGGTAGAGTGGTTGGTTGTCCGCTTCTAAGAGCATCCGTATCAAGCTTGGGCATTCTGTCGTCATAGTCGGTCATGTAACATTATCCTCTGATTATACGTTTGCTGTTTGCCCAAACAAACTGTTTAGACTCCTTCTTGAAGCGTTCAGTTGGAAGGAACAATGCTATATCCCATTCTTGTGGGGAGATGTACATGAATTTTGAACGCATGTGGTGACTAAGGTAACGTTTAATACAAGGTTCAAAAAATGGAATTTTAGAAGCCTTTTTCAGCAGTTGATAGTTCATCTGAAGTTTGGTTGTCTCGTCATACTTGTCGTTGTTGGCGTATTCGTATAGCCCATCCATCAACTTTGCTCTTAATTGGGGTGGTAGATAGTGCATGTTTAATCCGAGAAACCCACCTTGGGCCTTTTCAAATGGAAACACGAGAGGAAAGGTGTCGAAGTATGGTAGATCTTTGCCTGTTTTTGGATCATAGAAAAACATATACATTGACCCAAGAATCGGCTGTGATGAAAGTCTTGTTGGATCTCCCTTGAAGAAGCTTTTCTCATTGATTGATTTAATCTTAGCAGCGGTATTTCTGTACCATTCGCGTGATCTCTTAGTCTCAGCTGGCACCTTACCAGCCTGAAGACCCTTTTTGATCATGTCGTCAAAGAGTGTTGCCATGTTTGTTCCTCAATTACCTCATATTTATACGAGAATCAGAACTTTATTCCTAGATCTCGCGCACCCATTTTTACGAATTTCCACCCCTTCATCGCGCAATAACGCTCCGCTGCAGCCCACTTCGCGCTGTTTATTCCCCATGTATATACTTCTTTGATGTACTGCTTGGTTGGACGTCCACCCTTAGTGTTTCTCGGCTTTGGCTCAACCATCTGCGACTCAGGTTTCACTTCAATAAGCACTTCTTCTATGGATCCATTGGGTGTGCGTTTCTTGACCCAAAAGTCAGGGAAGTACCTGTGTTTTCTGTTGTCGATTGGTGATATGTAATGTATGATGATTTCTTCTGAACTCCATTCCAAAATATTGGGTTGGTTGTCTAAATACATCATTAGTTTTAGCTCCCAACCGCTTCTGTATATCACATTGGTCGGGTCGCCTTTGTACTTGTTTGGATTCTTTGGTTGGAACTTACCTTGATACGCCATCGAATAAATAGTCCTGTAAGCATTAAGAGGAAACCTTTATGGGTCTGGATACTGATCTCTTCAGCATTATCACCAATCCAATTGATAAGCTTGTCAAAGAAGCTGGTGCAAACATTGTTGACACCGCTGAGAACGCTATCGTCGGCGAATTGTCATCTGTGTTTCAACGTATTGGACTTGGTAACGGTTCAAACAGAAGTATCCTAGGTAATTTAGGCGAACAAGTGTTAGCCGGTATTGCTGGGGAAATTTTCGGCGCGATCGGCCGTGAGATGAATCTTCTTTCGAAGAGTGAAATCGAAGACAATCGCGGCGTGCTAACTAGTCCGGATAGTCTAGAGCGCGACACGCTATTACAAGATCAAGTATCACGCATCCCAAGCTCTGCCGCAGAGAACATAATATTTCCACCTGATTTGAACGATTTTTATGTTCAATTGGACTTCAAGAAATACCGACGCCCAGCGCCTGCTGTTCCGGCAGATGTCATTACTGAGTTTAGTATTTCTTTACCGCTACCTCGCACGCTTGAAGATAGACATGATGTGTCCTATAACGATTCAATGTCATTAGGGTTTCTTGGTGCTATTGCCAACCAAGGCCAAAATGGTGTGACGGGTCTTGATACAACCACAGGTTTAATTTATGCTGGTAAAGAAGGAATTAGAGCTATCACAGGTGATGGTTCTGACATTATTGGGTTGATTTCTCAATCGTTCGGCGCGTCGCTTAACCCACACCTATCTGTTATGTTCCAACAACCAACATTGCGTCGACATAAGATGCAATGGATGTTCGCACCAAATAATCCTAAGGAAAGTGAGATCATTAGACAGATCACTAAGAAGATCCGTGGTGCCTCGTTGCCATCATTTGTTCGTAACCAAGAAGGCGAAGCGAATATCAACACTCTGACATTCCCAATGATGTGTAAGATCACACTATATCCATGGGGTGATAAGAGCAAATTAAGAAAACTGAAGGGAGATGCCGATATTTCATACAGCGGTAATATGTACACCTTCAAGCATTGTGTCATTGAATCAGTAAACATCAACTACGCCCCAAGCAATCCAGCCTTTTTCTCAGATGAAGGTAATGCCCCGGCGTTTGTACTTCTTGACATCTCTTTCCTAGAAATAGAATACTTCACTGGTGATGACTTTGGTCGCATGGGTGATGATATAGATCTTCTCAAGGCATTCGATAACTTCGCTGGTGATGTTCTTGGTGGTAAAAATCCAGCAGATATGACAGTTGAAGAAAGACAGGCAGCATTTGATAAAATAAAGGGGTCTGTAGATCCAGCAGCTGGCGCTGATCCGGCGCAGGCCACTGGTACAAACAACTTCAACGCAAACAACACTATTGTTAGTATGATTGCTGATCCAGCAAACGCTGACGATCCGACTAAATCAAATTATCTCTATCAAACATCAGATGGAAGTTGGTATAAATCATCAACCGTCGCTGGCAAAGAAACCATCACCCCCATCAATAGTCTGTCTGATCCTGTTTTCGAACAGTTCAACGTTTATGAACAAACAGTCACACCAGCAGCCGCAGATGCAGTCCAATTCACAAACGGTAAAAAAATACTAATCCGCACCGGTAAGAGTGGAAATCTTGAGTTATGGGGATCTGAATAATGAAACACTACTTCTCTAGGTTTCCTGTTGTCAACTATGCTGGAGTTCCAGCAAAGAACATCTTACAGCGAGCAACTCTATCAGACGCGACAAAAAACAACCCGGCCAATTTTGGTGTGGTGCGCGTTCCGGACGAGGGCGCGCAGAGAGCTGACATCATATCCGAAAACTACTATGGTAATCCATACTATGATTGGCTGGTGTACTTCAGCAATGAGGTTGTTGACCCCTATAATGATATGTTCAAAGACAACGAAACATTTCGTGCTTTCATCACAACAAAATATGGATCCATCCAATTTGCCAACGAAAAGGTGATGTTCTACATAAACAATTGGGTATCTAATCCTGATGATACTCTGACCGTTGCTCAATTTGAAGCGGCGTCACAAGCAGTAAAGAAATACTACACCGCAGTAACAGACGCATTCAACAATGTTACCAGCTACCGTCGACACAGAATAGACTGGATCAAGTCCACGAACAGAATTCGTATACTCACGGTAGACATGACGGATATGTTTGTCATCGGTTCTGTTGTTGTTCAATATGTGTCAGGTGTGATCGTCGCTAAGGGTGAGATTGTTGATATAAACAGGGAAGATAGTAAGATCAGCGTACAACACATCACCGGTGAGTTTGTGACAACAGGTGGAAACAAACTCAAGCGTTATGGCACCAATCTTGAATACACTGTCAGTGAGGTCTCGAATCCCCTTACGGAAGATAACATTACTAATGATGAGTCGGTATACTGGTCGGCTATGACAGCATATGACTATGAAAATGAATTGAATGAGAGTCGCAGAAACATCAAGCTTCTTCGCGCATCTATGCGTGGAGCGGCTGATGAGCAACTAACAAACCTGATGAGGGGATAATGGATTCCGGTGACATTCGTATTGACAAATTTGAATTAGACAACTTTGGTAACAAGTTGGATCTAACAGAATTTGTCACAGATCTAAACATATATGAGTCTATCTTCGAACCCAACATCAAAGCGACCATGTCAATCTTCGATGGCGCGGGACTGAATGATCGCATCACCTGGGCAGGTTCTAAGGTAACAATAACATACACATCAAGTCCAGATGTTGATCCAACCACAATGGTTTTCATTGTTGATGGAACAGAAGCAGCAACTCCAATACCAGGAGATAAGGGACAAACTTATTTTGTTCGTATGTTTAGTGAGGAGTGTCTGCGAGGGCTAGCCATAACAGTTGGTGAGATCTTCAACAAGATGTCTCCAGAAGAAATGATCAAGAAGATCATCATCAATAAACTGAATAGTAAGAAGCCGTTTATCACGGACAAGACAAGCGCTCTTGACACTATAAACTGTGCTAATCTTCGGCCGTTCCAAGCCATTGATAAGATCAAGAAACGTTCCGTATCCCGCGACAAGGTGTCGTCCTCATTTGTTTTCTTTGAAAACAAGCATGGCTTCAACTTCAAATCTATTGAGAGTATGCTAGAAACAGCTCGCAAAGACCCACAAGTAACTGAGGGTGACCGCAACTTTTATCTTGATTCTATGCAACACAAAGGTGTTGATAAGACAAGCTGGCGTCAGATTCTTGCGTTTGAGAGATCTGTATCACAGTCTTTATCTGGTACTGTTTGGCACGGTGGTATGAACAGTAAGATTTATGCCTATGATATCTCAACAGGTGATCACTACGAGTTCACATATGTTGATAGTAAAAACAGCGCTGAGTTCAGTATCGATGGTAAATCACTGACATATAAACGTGTTGCTGTTGATGACATAATGAAGACCGGAGATGCAGCTGCTGGAATGATGGTTGCACCAATTAATGATACGAACGACCTAGAGCGTATTAAGAAGGAATTGTATGTTAGAGCATACATGACAAAACTGATGGGTAACGTTGTACGAATACAGATACACGGTGACAATCGTATTACTGTCGGTACTGCTGTTAAATTGAATCTTCCTGTGATTGATGGAGCAACAACTAAACACACTAACGAGATGGCTGGTGGTGTCTATCTAATTTCAAAAGTAAGACACATGATTACACCAGCAGGTGGACGCTACTCCCAATCGTGTGAGTTGATAAGAACGGGGATGTTCGAGTAATGATCATTGACAAGTATGTCGGCTTTATAGCCACAGTAATCAACATCGTTGGTGAAGGACCTAACTTCGGTAAGGTCCAGATTCGCATTACTGGTGATCAAGGACAAGCGGTCATTCAAGATGAGGATTTGCTGTGGGCGACACTAATGATGCCCATTACATCAGCAGCTGAACGTGGCATCGGCACATCACCAAATTGGTTGGTGCCTGGTTCTACAGTAGTTGGTTACTTTCTTGATGGTGTGTATCGCAGCATACCAATGATTGTTGGAACAATTAACCAGAACAAAAAAGCTGGAGCTGGTATATCACCAATCGCTTCTGGTGATGCAATTCAACGCAATTTCACGGACGTTGAAGATGAGCTTGGTGTTGGTGCCGCCAGAAAACCCAACTATAAGGACAACAAAGTAATTACCACAGCATCAAAGGATGCTATTGAAACTCTCAACCATATAATCGAGATCGATGATACGCAGCAGTCCGAGCGCATTCTTGTAAAGCACAAGAGTGGTTCTTATGTGGAATTTCTTCCAAATGGAACTGTTGTTGTTAAAGGAACAGAAGCGTTCGCAGCTGTTGGTAATGATGTGAAGCTGCGCTCTCTAATCAGCACTCTTTTGAAGTCTGATGGAGATACCGACATCACTTCCAAGAAAGATATCACCATAGTCGCTGATGGCGATTTCAGCATCACCGGTAAGACGATAACAATTCAAGCAGACAGCATATCGCTTGAAGCAGACACCATAAATATGACAGGTAATACGGTGTTAATTGGTGATTTGAGTATTGTTGGGACACAGGTATTAGTTACCGCACCAACCGTAACAGTAGTTGGTGCCATGACTCTTAATGGTCGCCCAGTATTAACCTCATAAGGTCTGACATGGTAGATAGAGTAGACAAAGCAGCAAAACGTCCGGTAAGAACTAACATTTACTCGGACATTTTCACAAACTTCAACGCTCACCCAAATACAGGTGTGCTGCTGGTCAGATCAGATGTTGATGCTGTTAAGCGTGCTCTTCGTAATCTATTGATGACTAATAAGGGCGAGCGAGTTTTCGACAGCAACCTCGGCTCAAATATCAAATCACTTTTGTTTGAGCCATCAACAGAGATCAACAGGCGCCAACTCCAAACTCTGATCAGAGAAGCAATTGAAACATATGAAAAACGCGCAATACTACAGGATGTTGTTGTGTCGCTCTCAAATGATGAAGAGACATATATCATTGATGTCTATTTTCGCATAATAAATAGTCCTGATGTAAACAACCTCAACGTCAAACTGGATCGTATACGCTAATGTCAGCAAATACCAGCATCTCATTAACCTCCCTTGACTTTGAGACATATAAGTCTGAGCTCAAGGGGTTTCTCAAATCGCAGCCATTGTTCTCGGACTATGACTTTGAGGCTTCTAACATGTCTGTTTTCTTAGACATCTTAGCATACAACACATATCAAAACGGGTTCTATATGAACATGATCGGGAACGAGATGTTCCTCGACTCAGCGCGGTTGCGTGATTCTGTTGTTTCTCACGCCAAAGAACTCAACTATGTACCTCGTTCATTCAAATCAGCTGAGGCTGTCTTGGATATTGTCATCACAAGTAATGATGCCACAAAGAAAAACATCACCATTCCAAAGGGTACAGGGTTTGTATCTCGTGTTGGAAGCAACACATTCCTATTCACAACCAATCAAAACCACGTGCTGACATCATCAAACAGCGTCTTTAGTGGTGAACTCCGTGTGTATGAGGGTGATTATATCACCGATTCGTTTGTTGTGTCTGACAGAAGATCAAATCGATTCCCAATCAGCAACAAACAAGTTGATCTTGAATCTCTAAAGGTAATCGTCATTGAAGACAACGGTGCTAACACCATCGAGTACACAAGAGCCACATCACTGTTTGATATCGATGAGACTGATCCGGTTTACTTCCTTCAGGCTGGTACTAATGAGCGTTATGAGATCATGTTTGGAGATAACATCATTGGTCGTAAGCCAAAGAATGACAGTGGTGTTGTAGTTGAATATCGAATCAGTAACGGCGAGCTGCCTAATGGTGCTCGCACATTCCGTGTTGCTGAAGCCATCGATGGTGAGTCAAACGTATCCATAACAACATCATCAGCAGCAACAGGTGGTGAGGTGTTTGAATCTCTTGAGAGCATTAAATTCAACGCTCCACGCGCATTCACAACACAAGAACGTGCTGTTACAGCAGAGGATTATGAGAATCTTCTAAGGCTAAACTACCCAGAGATCAACGCCGTATCAGCATTTGGTGGTGAGGATGCTACACCACCACAATATGGTCGTATCTTCATCTCCGTTGACCTCAATGACATTGATGGACTACCAAAGATTAAAGAGCAGGAGTATGTTAACTTCCTCCGCTCACGCAGCACCGTATCAATGGACCCTGTCTTCATTAGTCCTGATTACACATATATGCACGTAGAGACATCAATCAAATACAACATCAACCGCACAAGCCTAAACCCAGAGGATATGCGCACACTGGTGCTATCAAGCATTCTATCATATGCTGAAACCAACCTAAACAACTTCTCACGCATCTTCCGTTACTCTAAGTTCATCAAGGCAATTGATGACGCTGATCCAAATATCATTTCGAACGAGACAGAAGTGGAGTTAGCAAAGTATCTATCACCATCACTGAATGTCAACCAGAAGCTACTCGTTGATTTCAAGACACCAATTGCTGATGATCTACCGATTATCTCAAACGAGCACCCCAGAGGTGATAGTCATGCCATCAGAAGCAGTCCATTCGTATACAACGGTATTCGTTGTATACTTGAAGATAATGGTGATGGACTCCTTCGTATTGTGACAGCAACAGGACCAACACACCGAGAGATGGCTGTTGTTGGTACAGTTAACTATGACACTGGTCTTGTGACTGTTTCCAATTTCAATGTCAGTTCCTTTGATGGCACATACTTCAAGATCTATGCTCGTGCTCGTACAAAGGATATCGAATCAACCAAAAACGTCATCCTAAATATCCTTGAGTCAGACGTAGTCATCACCATTGAGCAGGTAAGAGAGTAACATGTCCCTATTAAAGAGAGTTAGAGAAGCACTAGCAGAATCAAAGGTGGATCTTCCATTCGACACCAAATTACTGTTGATGAAGTCACACAAAGCAATTGGGCATTTGCTTGATGATGGCACACGTGCCACGCGTGGTAATTATAGCGAGAAGTTGCACGACAACCCACAGTATCTAAATTCTCTTCACAAAGCTATTGGTAATAGCATCAGACGCATTAATCCAAATTCAGAAGATAGATCAACACCACATCCAGCCGGCAAACGAGGTGGCCTTGTTAGATGGGATCGTCCGAAACACCAAAAAGCTCTTCTTTGGGCAGCTAGACATGAATTGAATAATGTGAGAGCCCAACATGGTAACCCATTCAATTATGGATATCCACATCCATCACATAAGATGAGTGATGGTGAGTTTGATGAACACATCCGTAGATTGGGTGATGTGGTTGGCACTAATCCATGGCCTGATGAAAGCATGAAAGACACAATCAAAAAGGTTTGGAATAGATCATAATGATCGAAAAGAATATCTCACAATACATCGAGAAGCAGTTTCCTGCCTTCTATCAAGACGAAGGACCACAATTTATCAGCTTCGTGAAGGCATACTACGAATGGCTAGAGCAGCCAGATAACGTTCTGAACAAGGCTCGCCACCTGCTTGAGTATCGTGATATTGACACCACACTCGATGAGTTTCTTCTTTACTTCAAAGAGAAATATCTCAAGAACATCCAGTTTGACACCGCCACCAACAAGCAATTGTTGGTGAAGCACTCATTAGATCTGTATCGTTCAAAAGGAACGGAGCGTTCTATCGACCTGTTCTTCAAGCTCGTGTTTGGTACCGCAGCAGAGGTACAATATCCGGGTGAGCGCATCTTCAAGCTCTCCGATGGTATTTGGGAAGTGCCAAAATACCTAGAAATAACACACAACAAGTACAACATCAACTATGTTGGCCGCCAGATTGTTGGTGCGGCAAGTGGTGCAACGGCATTCGTGGAGCGTTATATCCGTAGACGTGCCGGATATGGCTATGTGAATATGCTCTACATCAGCAGCCAAGTAGGTGAGTTCACACGTGGTGAGGTGATCGGCATCCGCTCGAGTGGACGATCAGTATTCACACCAGGACAAACAGCGGCAATTGTTGGTTCTATTGAATCGGTGATCCTACAGGATTATGGACGTGACTTCGCCATTGGTGATATCGTCAAATTCCAGCATAGCAATCGCGGTATCGGTGGACTTGCACGCGTTACCACGATCGGTGAAGACTCTGGAATCATCGATTTTATCCTTCATGAAGGTGGATGGGGATACACAACCAATGCAACATCAATCATCTCTGAGAAGGTCGTGACGGCTAATGGTGTTGTTGGAACTATTGGTGATGCTCAGTTGCAGCTGTTTGATGTGGTTGTACAACCAACACTGTCTATTGAGTTCACAAATGGTCCGCAGCTGGTGATTGGTGATATTGTCGGTAGATATGATGGTGCTAACCTTATTGCCAATGGTCAGGTAGTCGAGATCGAAAAGACAGCTGGTCTATCTAATGGTTCATTCACACTGAGCGTTACTCAGGGTCCATTCACCGAGGGCACATTGTATGTGAATGGGAACACAATAAGCCTCAATGCAACGTCAATTACCGATACAAGCACCTATGCCGATGTCATGGGTGTCCCAAGTGTGTATCAGTTGACCGTAAGCAATACCAATGGCAATTTCACCATCGGAATGAATGTGTTTCAAACAATATCTGATAGAATATACGCTCATGGGACCATCTCCGGGGTGAGCAATGGGATGCTTGTGATTAGTGCAGGTATCGGTAACTTTAGCAATGGCGCGAACCTAATTTCGAGCGTGAATAACAGCGTCAATGCAGTGGTCTCACGGGTCGATACAACATTAGGTCTTCATCAGATTAATAAACGAGCCTATACCCTTGATTTTGTTGGTGCAAATAACAATGGCATTGCAAACTCTGGATATCTGTTCCAATACGACGCTCTTGCAAATGTCGTTTCCAGTGGTTTAGCCCTTCACTCGTCTGTGTCGTCCAATGCTGGAACAATCGAGTATGTTCCGATCTATGGTCAGATCCAGGAGAATCTACTCCTGTACACAACCGGAAATACCGCTGTTGCGACCGTCACAAATGTCTCATGCAATGTGTATGGTGGTGACTTCGTGGAGGCGGCAAATGCCGCCTGGAGAACATCATACACCAACACAACGTTCACTGTAGCGTCTATCTCAGAGGGAACTGGTGCACAATTCGATGTTGGGGCTATCGGAGAGACAGAGGTAATCTTTGTGGGCACAGACCTGATCAATAGCAATGGAGTGTCCAGAGTAGACTATGATCGCAAACGTCTGTCCATTGCATCAAATACTGGGTTTCAGGTCGGACAAACGGTCCGCCAGTACAATGCATTCTCTGCAACATTCAATCCAACGACACAGGTCGCGGCAAATGGTCTGATCACCGCGTCAAACATCTACAATGCCGGTGACTGGGTACTGTATACTCTGGCGTCCGGAAATACCGCTGTTGTTGAGGCAAATACCGCGATGCGTGTGCTATTTGCCAACAGCACCACTCTCAGAGTAGCTGGACCTGGTTCAGATGACACACTCACAGTATTGGGCACTGTATCTGAGACAGGCCATAGATTCAGCAAGATCGCTGTTGGTACGGTGTATGGTGTCGGCTCTGGATATGTGGATGTGAAGGATACGTACAATGCATTCGTTGCAACAGCAGGCACAAATACTGTTCTGACGGTGCATGGAACATCGGTGAACTCCAGCATTACTGCAGTAGCATCTGCGGCATCAACTCCAAATGTGCCTGGTTCGAACTATCGCCACCAGCTACTCCGCAAGTTCGCATTCGGACTACCAAAAGACCCGCAGGTCGGCCTCAGAGACATCATCTTTGACTGCCTGAGCTTTGATCGCTTCGAGATTGGGGTGGTCGACTCATTGAGTGGTGTCGACCCTGGATCTGACTACAATGTGGATCCATATGTCCTAGTGGAACAACCAGAGATCGCGGGCTTCTCTCGCAGAGATTATGTCATGGATATCGCCAACTCCGTCGCGACATTCGTAGTGGGAGAGAAGATCTCACATGCAATCGCTAACCTGACGACATATGTGCTCACGATTGACTATGGAACTTTTGGGAACACATATACCAACAGGAATATACTGGTCCAGAGCAACAATGAAGTGGTCAGTGCAGATGACTTCATCTACTATCCAGCAAACACTCTAAACTTCAATCCTGGGTCTGATGTCAATCCATTCACTGGTGTAGTGTCGCTGGAGAATGATCTGGAGGCAGGTGAGACGGTAAGATACTATACTGCAACAGGCAATACTGCCCTGTATACCAACAATGCCTTCCTCACAGTAACCACTGCCAACAGTTCCACACTCACTCTGTCAAATACCTCCACCCCCACACATGTGACGACAAATGCAGCAGCAATTGTGAACAACTTCCTAAGCATCACAAGCAACCCATATGCCAATGATACACCAGTGAGGTATGTAGTAGCAAGTGGAAATACTGCTATACTGGGTCTTGATGATGGAAAGAGATACTATGCTGTGTACTCCAATAGTACTGGTACAAGACTGTCAGCGACACTAGCAGGTGCAGTCCTGGAATTGTCCGCTGGAGGATCAGAATCAGGACATGCATTGGTTGGTCTGAATTCATTAGGCAATGGCCACAACTATGTTATCTATCGTAATGAGTATGATGATAATGAACGTGTACTGTATACTACTGCAACAGGTAATACTGCTATCACAGGACTCAGCAACAACACCACATACTATGTTAAGAGTGCTAACACTGTTGGGTTTAAACTCTCAGCAACGGTCGGTGGTGCGGCAGTTGGTTTGACTGCTTCAGTAACGGAGTCAGGACACATCTTTAACTCCATACCAGGCTGGCTGCCACTTGAGGGTATCTACTCTAACAGTGGTGCTTATGGGGTGATTGACTCAGTTGGGAATAACAGTCTAGTGATAAGAGGCGTAAGCAACGGCACATTCGCTGCACCAGGTACTATCGCGAGCAACACCAATGCTTATTTAACCGCGAATGTAAGCACAAGCGACCTTGAGGTTGTTACACGTACCTCAGAGGGTATTATCAAGTCCGCCAACACGAGCTGTTTAACAGTTAAAAGAATTCAGTTTGAAAACAACTGGGTGGCCAACACTCTTATAACAGGTGAAACCACTGGTGCCACTGCTCTCTTAACCAGTATCAATGAGGACCAAACGACACTACAGATAGGCTTAAATGCCAATGTAGAGGCCGATGTCGTCACCGCAGAGGGACAGGCAACCACTCTTAAGATCATTGATAGTGGCTTTGGATACACCAATAGTGAGATCATCCAGTTTACCAGTACTGATGGTGCTCGAGCAGGCTCAGCCAAGGTGGTGTTGGGTGGTACTGGTAAGGGAGTTGGTTACTATAAGAGCAGCAAAGGCTTCCTTAGTGACTCGGTATGTATTCACGATGGAGACTACTACCAAGAGTATTCCTATGAGATATTCAGCAAGCTGTCGTTGGATAGGTATCGTGACATGTTTAAGAAGGTGATGCACACTGCAGGCACCAAGTTCTTCGGGACAGCTCGTGTCGTCGAGGAGGATACATGTGTGGTGTCTGTCGTGACCTCTTCAGTCGAACAAGAGTAGCCACACACCACAAAACCCCCCCGGCCCGGTTGAATTTCGGGTCCCCCATTTTTTCCCCTTTAGCGGGGTAGGACCCGACTACCCCATTCTGCGTACCTTAAGTGGGAACGAAGAATCCCATTTCATAATGAGCAATAGCTGGTCACTGCACCCTGCAATGTTTCCGTCTCAAAAAATTTTTGCGAAAAAAAATTGCGGGCTGCAAAAATTCGTCTATTCTGAAAACACCTCCCCCCGGTGTTTGAATTGGGAAAGGTGAGTGCGTTGAGATCAATAAATAAACACGAAACCCGAGTAAAGGAACCGTACCATGGAAGAATCAACTAAACCGAAGAACTCACTAGTTGAGGCGGCAGCAAAGCTAATGTCTCAGCAAAACGAGATGTCCGAGATGGGCGAATCAAGAGATATCGATTTCGAGCGCGAGTATCATTACCGCGTTGGGCGTGCGATTCGTAACCTAAGAGCCGGTAGACCTTCTCTCGCTGCTGCTCAACAAAAATTTGCCGAGGATCATGCGGAGGCTCATTTTAAGAAGACCGGTAAGAAAGTCTATGATCCACTCTATCTTGGTAAGTCAAATTACATTTCCGCTCTGAAAGAATCTCTGGATGAGCCTGCTGAAAAGACCAAGAACGCTCGTCGGCATTGGAATGGCGCGAAGAAGTCCGTCGGTGAAGGCTTCCTCGGGCTTGGTAAGAAGAAAAAGGTCGAGCCGGTAAAGAAGGATGCCTGGCCGGATATCTCAAAGAATCCGAAGGCGTGGTCCAAGGCTCAGGAACAAGATCGCAAAGATGCCGCTACCGCTGCATATAATAGATGGAAGCAAAAGAAACCTGACGGTTCGAGTATCCATGCTCGGGAATCTGCCGGAGAGATTGACCATGAAGATAAGTTCTGGAATCATCTCCGGTTAGCTAATGAAGCGGTCTCTGAAAATAACGCTCACCGCCACAGTGTTACCGCACTTGGTCATGCGAAGCTCCACTTCGACAAGACCGGTAAGAAAATTGATGCCGAAGGTATCCTAGATGGATTACCAACTGGGCATGAACATTACTTGAAATACTAAATGAAAAGGTACTAGAAAATGGCTGACAAACTGACTATTAAAGTGAGATGCGATGATGATGTGGTTCGTTCTATCGTTGCTAACCTCGGAACCTTCGATCCGGTAACTAGAAACTATACAATGCAAATGAGCGAGAAGTTCATTGAAGATGTTGTCGCGATGTTCCAGAACAGAAACTATCGTGGTGTGGTGAATGTAATCCTTGAAAAGGAATAACACACCAGCTATAAATAAGATAGAACAGAGATCGGGGCGCTTCGCGCCATAAAAGGGATTACAGATGACTGTCAGCAAGAAGCTGGTAACGAAAAAGTTCAACGTCCACAACGCAAAGCAATTTGTCGAAGCGAACAATGAACTCTTCGTATACGTAGCAAAACACACACCATATGAACTTGGTGATGACCAGCTGACTGAGCCTTCAGATTCGGTAGATCAAACAGTTCTAGATATCTATAACAATATGATCTTTGCGAAGCGTGTTGCTAACACCGACATGATCCACATGATTCCTCGGTACAACTGGACCGCGAATACCGTCTATGACATGTACTCGCACCTGGATGGCGAACTGACCTCCAAGGAATTCTATGTTGTTACTGATGACACTTCTGAGTACAACGTATTCAAGTGTCTCAGTAATGCCGGGAACACCGAATCTCTAATTGCTCCTTCCCGTGTGGGTTCTAACGCTGACTTGGAACCCATCATCACCGGTGACGACTATGTGTGGAAGTACATGTATACGATCACCCAGAACCAGTTTGAGAAATTCGCCACGACTGCATACATCCCAATTACCGCAAACACCGAAGTAATTGATGGGGCGGTTCCCGGTAGAATCGATGTGATTCAAATTGTAGATGGCGGACAAGGCTATGACAACTATATCGCCAATGGTGTTTTCCGTACTGGGGATATCAAGATCTCCGGATCGGATGTCACATATGGTGCTCCTGAAACCGCATCAACGGTGGATAACTTCTTCCGTGGTGGAGTTTTGAAGATCACATCTGGCGCTGGTATTGACCAGTACCGTCGTGTTGTCAACTACGATGGCACAAGTTCACAGAAGAAATTCACACTAGACTCACCATTCGAAACGCTGCCGGAAGTTGGTGACACGTATGATATCTACCCATATGTGTTCGTGTTCGGCGATGGCTCAGAGTCAACACCTGCCGAGGGTATGGCGATTGTTGATCCCGATCAAAGCAACACCATTATCGGTGTCGAGATTCTTGAACCAGGCGCTGGCTACCGCTCAGCAACAACGTATGCGGGAGTATCCCCAGCGGAAGTTCCTGCGAAAGCTTCAAGCGTGTTGATCACAGTACCAGCAACTGTAGAGAACTCACCAGACTTCGTTGCTGCTGATCTTCAAGCTATGATTCCACCACCAGGTGGTCATGGCGCGGATCCGTGGAACGAACTGTTCGGCAACCGTGTATGCGTCTACACACGTTTCGCAAATACTGAAGGAAGCATGATTCCTACAGAGAATGATTTCCGTCAGGTTGGTATCCTGAAGAACCCTCTCTTTACAAACCTTGATGTTTTTTTCGATACAAACACCGCTATTGGAACTTACTCCGTTGGTGAGACTGTAACGCAATTCAAGAACATCCGTCTCGCTGGTGAAGTGACAACACTTACAACCGCTAACACAATCACCAAAACTGATGCTGGTAAGATTTCTACAACGATCGCTATCGCTAATGGTGGTATCAACTACGACTCTACAACAAACAACGAGCTGGTTATCACCGCTCCTACTTCTGGCGTAACTGCTACTGCAACTTTTGCGAACAATGCCAACGGTACAATCATCACAATAACTGTAACGAACCAAGGTACCAATTATACTGAAGCACCAACAGCAACAGTAGCGGCAGGTGCTGGTGGATCGAACGCGGTATTGACACCAGCTCTTGCAAACCCAATGGAAACATTGTTCGCGGATGCTTTTGAAATTGGTGATTATGTTCTTGTTCAGTCGGACACAAGAAACTGGATTAACGTTGTTACTAACGTGACAGATACTGTTATCACAGCGTCAGCTAACGCTCCTTTCGCCGGAACGGATTCAACAGTTTCCGCCATCGGTCACGGTCCATCCGGTGTCATCACTGCTGTTTCTGTTGGTCAGTTCACACTCAGCAACGTATCAGGTGTGTTTGAAGAGGGCGCCAAAGTTATTGGATTGTCTTCCGGTGCAACCTCGGAGATCAGATCTTCTAATGCAACCTTCAATGCACTCGAACTGAATGACAAAGATCCTAATGGTTTCAACATCGCGGTACAATTAACGCGTCTAGTTGGAAACTATGATTCAGGTGCAGCATTCATTGAAGATGAAGACGTGAGTCAACCTGGCTTAATTTCATATACAGAACCACACGGTTATCTCCACCACGCCGATATCTCTGGTGGTGCAAATGATGATATCCTCTATATTTCTAATTCAAGAGGTATTTTCGCTATTGACCCAGATAACGAAAGACCACTAATTGGTGAGTCTTCAGGTGCAACTCTGTCCTATCTTTCAGCTAAATATCCAGGTGACTTCGTGGTTGATAGTGGTGAAGTAATATACTATGAAAACTTAGACCCTATCTCTCGCGCGAACAACACATCTGAGATCATTAAGATCATCCTGGAGTTCTAATAGAAAATGCCACTACAGACCGATCTGAATCAAGCTCCGTACTATAATGACTTCGATCCGGCGAAGGGGTACCAGCAAATCCTATTCAAGCCCGGTGTTGCCGTACAGGCCCGCGAGCTTAACCAGTATCAGTCGATGCTGCAGAACCAGATTGAGAAATTCGGCGACAACATCTTCCGTCGCGGAACAATCATCGAGGGATGCGGGCTCACATACTTCCCAGTGTTTCCATACGTCAAGCTGAAAGATGCTGAGGTAGATGGAACACCGGTAAATGTATCTAGTTACCGTGGACTCTACGCGAAGAACTCAGATGGCCTTGAGGCTCTGATCGTTACATCAGTAGATGGCTTCGAATCACAATCACCAGACCTTAATACAATCTATGTGAAATACACCAACTCCGGTAATGACGGTAACACTTCTGTCTTCTCGGCTAACCAGGTGCTTACAATCTATGACAAAGGTTACCCAATCTTCTCGTATGACATCAATGATGGATCAAGCGGTTTCTCAAACTCTGATTCTGTTGTCGTTGTTTCTTCACTCGAAATCCAGAATTCCACAGGCGGTTCGACGTTCCCTAGTGGTGCCTGGGATGTTGGACATGTTATCCAAAACAACGTGGCTAACCTTACAATCGTTGAGGCTAATAGCACAGCAAATTCAACAGCTCTCATTCTAAGAGTTAAGCCTCTTGCAGCAGACCTTAAGCTTGCTAACTCTGTTCTATGGACATTCAATGCTGGCGATACAATCCGTAACGCGACGACTGCTAACACTGCGAATGTTGCTGGTATTGTTGGTGTCAATGCCGCTGGGTCTCTGGTAACTGATTCCCTCGGGAAAATTCTAAGCATCGCTGTAACGAACTACGGTTCCGGTTACTATGTCCCACCATACGTTACTGTATCAATCGCGTCTAACAGTTCGATAACAACTGGACAAGTCAACCAACTTGATGTTGATGCATTCAACTATCGCACAACAGTATCAGTAGCAGACTCTGCTCGTCTACCAATCGGTACAGGCTACGGGCTGAAGATTGCTCCGGGAGTCGTTTACCAGAAGGGCTTCTTCTCGCGCGTGCTCGAGCAAACTGTTATCGTCAACAAGTACAGCAACACCGACTTTGATTACGTTGTTGGTTTCACAACTGAAGAAGAAGTTGTAACATCAGATGTTGATGAGACACTGCTTGATAACGCAACAGGAACATACAACTATGCCGCTCCTGGTGCTGATCGTCTACAACTCAACCCAACTCTAGTTGTTCTTAAGCCAGCCGAAGCTGTCGCCAATACAGACTTCCTTTCAATCATCGAGTTCACAGATGGAAATCCATTCCGTCAACGTACACAAACTGTCTACAGCACCATTGGTGATGAGATGGCCAAGCGTACATACGAGGAATCAGGTAACTACGTTATCAACCAATTCCTCGTGCTGCCAAAGGATGATAGCACGCTCGCCAACACCGCCAACACATTCCAGATCATCGTTGATCCAGGCGTGGCTTACATCAAAGGTTATCGCGTCGCGACAACTGGTAACTTCACTAAGAATGTGAACAAAGGTTCAAACACCGTAAACGTACCAGCCGCTACTTCGCGTGTTGCTTACGGTTCATACATCAAAATCAATAACGTTGGTGGTATCTTCCGCTTCAACTACGGTGACACTGTATCTCTGTATGATACAGCTAAGACTTATCTTTCAGGTATCGGTACTGGTTCAAACGCAATCACAGCACCAAGCGGAAACGTAATTGGTACTGCGCGCATGCGCGGGTTACTACCAGGAGATAATGCCGGTGAGTATCATCTGTATCTCTTCGACATTAAGATGAGCGCCGGTAAAAACTTTGTAGACACTCGTTCGGTGTACTACAACAACACGCTTGTCGCTGTCGCTGACACAGTTCTACAATCAAACAACACCCTTCTCCTTGACACTGGTTCGGGCTTTAATGGGCTGCTTGTCAAGAACCACAAAGCTACTGCAGCTGCTAACAGCATCACATACACATACCGCACCTTTGATACATCAAAGACCGCGAACTCAACTGGTTACGCTACAATAACACCTGGTGGTGGACAGGCGTTCCCTTATTCTGGGACATTGACAACACCAGAACGCAAAGAATTCCTCGTAGTTCCAAAAGGTAACTACCAAGCGCAAGTCAACGCTGCTGGTACAGTAACATTCACATCAACAACAGCTAACGTGACTGGATCAGGAACAAGCTTCCTGACCGCATACCGTGCTGGTGACTATGTTAAAGTAGCGAACTCAACAGCCAACGCCGTTGCTCGTGTTCTTAACGTATCTAACAACACCTTCATGACATTGACCGCGAACGCTTCGCTTACTATCGCAAACCAGTCATGTCTGTATTATCCTAACAACGTACCTCTAGCATTAACCCGCGACGGCAGATCGGTAGTAGTCGAGTCTAACGGCTCGATTACTATCTTTATCGGAAACACTGTGGCTAACACAGCAGGTTCTGCTGCTTCGATGGATGTTGCTATTGCTTACAACATTAAAGATATCGAAATCAACCCAGATGCGAAAACCATTAAACGTGGTATCTACGCTCGTATCAAAACCTCAAACAACTACGCAGGTTCTGTCGGTCCTTGGCCGCTAGGAGCTTCTGATGTATTCCGTATGCGACAAGTGCTGCAAGCCAATGGTGCTTCGCTAACACTTTCTGTGAACTCTGAGACAGCGGTCGCTAACTCTACTGACTTCATTACGGTGTCGGATAACAAGTTCGCCAATGGTGACTCGCTGTTGTACTCTAACACAACAGGAGCAGTAATTGTCGGACTCGCAAACAACACAACATACTACGCAGTTGACGCAAACACAACTGGATTCAAACTCGCTGCGACGCGTAATGGATCCGCGATCGGACTTACAGCGGTCTCTGGTGGCGGAAATCACAGCTTTATCGGAAGTCCTACGTATTTCGCTAACGGAACAAATGGGACTGTCGACATCTCAAATGAATTCTATATTGACCACAGACAAAACGAAGACTACCTAGACATATCTTATCTAGTACGTAAACCAAATCTGCCTGCGCTATCAAACAACGATGTTCTACTTGTGAAATTTGACGCCTTCACATCAACAGCTGGTGTGAAGTCTAAGGACTCATACAACATCACTGATGGTGTGACAGTTGCTACTATGGGTAACACATCCATCAACACTCTTGAGATCCCGGAAGTTTGGGGTATCAATGGTGAGTATTATGACCTACGTGATCAATTTGACTTCCGCCCATCAGTAGCAAACACCATCCCGCTGATCTCAGAGGCATCAAACACTTCTATTTTGAACCCAGAATTACCTGCTTCTAAGTTCACAGCATCTGATAAGAAATTCCCAATTTCAGATTCGGATCTAATAGCTAACGTGTCCTATTACCAAGGTCGCACTGATCGTGTGATCGTGGACGTCTATGGAACTATAGACGTGATCCGAGGGTACGACGGTAGAACTGAGCCGCCACCCCCACCAAACGACTCAGTCACTCTTCAATTGCTTGAAGTGCCGCCGTACCCATCACTACCTAAGTCGATGACTCCAGCAGTTATTGCTCTGGCAGATACACAGGTCTACAACGGAAAAGGTTCAAGACGTATCTTCGAATACACCGTTGGAACGCCAATCGACTCCAACCAACGCGAGCGTCTGCAGATCCGTAACTACAAGATGGAAGACATCGCTTCAATCGAACAGCGCGTGTCTGATCTTGAGTACTATGTGTCATACACTCTCGCAGAAACTGTGGCTAAGGCTCGCTTCATCCCATCTTCATTGGATGGTGGTGTTGATCGATACAAAGTAGGGTTCTTCGTAGATCCGTTCACGAACTATAACTTCGCTGAAACGCAAGACCCCGAGTTCTACGCTACGATCGAAGACGATCAGCTGACAACTCACATCAACGAAACAATTCTAGAGTTCCGTCACGAAACAGCTCCAGGTGGTGGTGAGTCTATGGCAACACTAGACTACGTTGAAGTAACAGCTTTCAAACAGCTTGATGCAACAAACGGACCTCTGATTGCAGTTACTGCTAATACCGTAACACCTAACACAACACCAGTTGTTCCAAGTCAGAATACAGAAACCGTTACTATCACAACGGTTACCCAGCAAATTACTTCTGAGAACAAAGTCAACAAGTCAACAGCTTGGGGTAATGGTACTGTCTACGAAGACTGGACATTCACTATGTCCGCCCTAACAGGACCAGTTGAGATTTATGCCAACCATCGCGGATTGTATAATGCATTCGCGGTCTACCAATCTGAAACACCAGAAGGCCCATGGGTAGAAAAAATAAACTCGAACGCAGGTTCTGGTGTTTCTAATGCAGATATCAACACTAAAGGTATCGCGAATCTCGAGATGGGGTTTGGCTTCTACAAACCAGGCGTAACATTCCGCGACTCAAGCGTGGTTCCGGGAACTTCAATTTACTGGTTCCGCGAACACCAGAAGATTCTCTTCACTCACGATCCAGCTGATGGTATCTACTACATGGTACGTGTCTACAAGGGTCGTAACAGAGATCGTACACCATACGGTAACTACGAGTACAAGATCTTCTACCCAACAGACTCAATTTCTAGCCGTACAATCACAACCAACAGCCCAGATACCTACGTATACGTTGGTGAGGTTGTTGACATTAACCCACGTAACATCTCAGTTGGTGGATCAAATATTGACGATCCTAGAAACTACCAAGTCTGGACTTCAGTTGGTATTAAAGGCTACACATCTGATGCGCAGCTTATCAACAACTCTAACCAGTCTTATTGGTACACAACAGGTAGCAAGCACCGTATCTCTATTATCGGCCTGAAACCAAACACCGTTCACACGTTTACGTTCGATGGTGTTCTATCAACAGATAAGTGCACTCAGATCCGTACAACCACAGATAACACATCAGGACTGAAATCTGATGCTAATGGTACTCTGTCGTTCGACTTCTACAACGATCTTCAAGTGGATTGGGAAACAATCCTGACTAACTTCGCTCAAGATCAAATACGTTCTGGATCTACACCAGGGAATAAGTCTTTCACGGTAGCAAGTAGTGATGGAAGTTCAATCGCATCTGGTGTTATTGGTATTTCGCCTTGGCTTAGTTTCCCACAAATAAGTATTGATTACAATGAGATCTCAAGAGGGCTTCAGATCTTCCAATAAATACCTTGAACTAGGATAAGAGAAACATATGACGGCTCTCTACAATTACATTCAAACCTTCTTCGGTGATTACGAAGCAGTAAACAAGTCCCCTGAGTTCATGGTGACTTCGATTGACCTGTTTTTCAAATCAAAACCGTATGCAGATAACAACACATCTGGGGCCTCTAAGCCTCAGGTGACGATGTGGTTGTGTGAAATTGACAACAACGTTCCAAATCCCGACAAGAAAATCAAAGACTCAACAACCTGGGCTGATTGGGATGAAATTGCTTGCTCAACTAACGCAACAGCTTCGACAACCTTCTCTTTCCGCAACCCAGTTCTACTGAAATCTAACACACCTTATGGAATCGTTCTGAAATTCCAAGACAGCGGGTTTATTCTCTGGGAAAACGTTCGCGGGGACGCTCTTGTCCGTGAAACAGGAACGACTCAGATCGCATCAACAGGCTCACAGAGCACAACGGACGGCTCTCTGTTCAAATCAGTGTCTCCAGGGTCTGATGCGATCCGTTATGCGGACCGTGACCTTAAATATGAGATCAAAGTCGCGAAATTTACCGGTGCGAACACGACAGTTTACGTTGTCAACAAGGATTATGAGTTCTTCACGATCAACACGATCGTCGGCGGGTTCATTCCAGGCGAAGTTGTCTATAAACAGACGGCAAACGCTACTGGAAACATCGCATTTAGCTCTTCTAACAATTATGTGAGGGGTACAGGAACGATTTTCCAGAATATGTACGAGGGGCAACAAATTATCATCGACAACGGGTCTGCGAATGACTCTGTGACCGTGAAATCGATCGTTTCTAACACTGAAATGTACATTGAACGTCCTGTCAACTTTGAAGGACCAGGAAATTACAAGTCTCCAGTCGCAGGTAGGGTTTTCAAGTATTCCGCACCTTCTAAGACGCTGCATCTTGTTGATTCAAACGCATCAAATAGCACATTCAAGTTTGCTGCCGGAGATACTTTGGTTGGAGAGCGTTCAGGAACGACAGCCAACCTAGTTTCTCTCGATAGATACTCTGTCGACAGCTTTGTACCTAAGTTCACCCTCAATGGTCCGGTTGCCGGTGCGTTTGAGCTCAGCTACAAGATTGCTACTGGAGCTAACACGCTCCAATCCGCATACACAAGCTTCAGTCTCAACGATATCAATCGTGTTGGCCAAGTATCATATATTCTGTCGCGTTCGCAAGAAGTTGAGGGAAGCTCCCTCTACGGAACAGACAAAAAGTCGATTGTGGCGAAAATAGACCTACAGCTTACCGGTACAGGTAACGCTTTCACCGCACCATTCATCGACTGTGATGATCTTGATCTAATTGTCAAGAAACATGAAGTGAACAACACATATCTAGAAGATCGTGTCTACGTTTCAAGCGCCAACACTTCATACTCATACACTATTGAAGATTACGACACTGAAATCGATCGCAATGGTCTAGCTGACTCTAAGTACATCTCAAAGAAGGTTACTTACGCCCCAGGTGTGTATGCTGAAGACTTAAAGGTATTCCTTGCAGCTTACAGACCAGTTGGAACGGAAGTTCGCGTGTATGCGAAAATGCACAATTCCGCTGACGTTGAGCCGTTCGATATTAAAGCTTGGACGCCTCTGGTTCTCGAACAGAACAACGCCAAGTATTCTGCAGAGAATGATATAAGCGATTTGATCGAGTATACCTATGGACTACCACAATATCCAGAGATGATGTCTGCTCATGGGGAAAGTAACCTTGCGGAATATGGTAACACAGTTATTCTGACCCCGTCTTCATTGGTATCTGTGATTCAGGAAGATGATTTGATCCGCATCTACAAGCCTGACTTCGCAGAAACAAACCATGAGGTATACTCAGTAATTTCATCCAACACAACAGCAATTGTTGTGAACCGTGCAATTAGAAACACTGATATCGTTAATGGTCTCGGCCAACCTGCTGTGGCCGTTGGTATTGAGAAACTCAAGTACAAAAATATCGCATTCAACAACCTCGCGAATGATAACGTAGCCCGTTACTACACATCATCTAGAACAGAATTCGACAACTTCAATACAATGCAAATTAAGATTGTTCTTCTATCTGATGCCTCAAACAAGAATCCACGCGTTGAACAAATCCAGGCAGTTGGGGTGAGTGCTTAATGGATGTATTCGTTAGGGCAAAAGATACTGGCGCGATCATAAATACGAATGCTAAAGAATTATATGCGATAAAGAAAAAGCGTGAGGAAGCGAAGCAAACAAAAGAGACGCTCAAACGTCTTGATACTCTAGAGAATGAAGTAAGAGAACTGAAGGAGCTAATTAGAGGGCTCACAAAAGGGACGGTAGATGTCTGAAGCTATTGCAAACGTTAACATTCTAGCCGACTCTTTCGAGGGTTGGCTAAATCGACATAACCAAATGTCGTATCTAATGTCCTATTCGGTCATTACCGCCAACGTGAGCGGTGCAAACACAGGTAACTCTACAGTCTCACGTATCTCTCAACTCTGGGGAACATTCGGAGCTAACACGCTCGTTGCCACAAATGGACTTCGTGGTGGTAACGTATCTACAGTGAACGCTCTTCCTGTAGTTGCAAACCTGGAAGTTTACATCGCTGCAGCAGCAGGGGCCAACGTTCCGGTTTTAAAGGTTGGTAACTCCTCAGTAATTACCACAATTGATCTCTATGGATTAAGAGCTGGTAACGGAACTTCCAACACAGTCATCAGCAACAGTTCTATTATATCGCAATCTAATGCGACTGTCAAGTCAATTATCACTCCAACAGAAATAAATGTTGCGAATGGTGCTGTAAACGCTTCAATGACGCCAATCGGCTTTACAGCTGGTACTACAGGGGCAAACCAGACCCATATTTACAACGGCGCAAATGTAGTCATCAACAACAGTTCGGTAACTGTCGGAAACGCGACTTTAAACGCTGTTTTAACCTCGCAAGAACTCCTTATTTCAAACGGTTCTTCGTCATCTTCTGTAAGAAAAGATGGGATCACTACAACAGGAACTCTGAATGTTTCGAGTAACGCTACCTTCCTCGGTCCAGTCTCTTCTAACTCGACTGTGTCTCTTGCAAATACGCTTTCCGTCGCTGGAGCGGCTTCTGTAAACAACACCCTCACAATCAAGACAGATTACACCTTTGATGTTGGATCAAACACAAACGTCGGCGCGAATGTTACCGCTCCTCAGTTAGTCTACAGATTTCCAAAAGCAGATTTCTCATCAGCGAAACTTACCGTTCAGGTAAAAAACGGCACAAACACTCAATTATCTGAAATCGTCATCGCCCACAACTCAACAAACGCATACCTCACCGTATACGGTACAGTAAGCTCACCACCAAGTGGGAATTCTTCTCCATTGCTCGCAACATTCGAGGCGAACCTAAATAGTGCAAACGTTGAACTTCTTATTATTCAAACTCAGGCGAATTCCGCAGTGAAGATCGCCGGACACCTAATTAAGTAAGGGAACGTATGGCCGACTCCAGGTTCAAAGCAGATAAAGGTCTCCGTGTAAGCGGAGACACAGCCATATTCGACACAAACTCCGCGTTTATTGCAAATGTAGATGTGGTCGGTACAGTGTCTGTTAACGGCGCAATTATTCCAGGTGCAAATGATACGATGACGATTGGTTCGACCAATCGTCGAGTAGCATCCATCAACCTCACAACACTATTTGTTGCAAATAGTACTACCGTTCCAAATCTTACCGCAAATAACGCTGACACCGTTTATGGTCTCACAACAGCAGGATTTGTAGCTGTTATTGGATTGGCTAACGGTGTGTCGCGTGTGTTTATGGGTTCGAACACAGTTACAGTTACCAACGGTAACGGAACCAACGGCAACCCAACATTCTCTATTCCAATTCAAGGTGGATTGTTTGCGAACACCACTGGCGTGTACGTTAATGCTGAATCAATCCCAGTAGGAACATTGCCGATTGCTCGTGGTGGTACTGGTGGTAACACACAGCAACTAGCGGCTCGTGGTGTTCTCCCACCACAAACAGGAAACAGTGGAAAATTCCTGAAGACAGATGGTTCAGATTCTACTTGGGAAACCGGTCCAGTAGGTTACACAGGTTCGCAAGGTGCTATTGGTTACACAGGTTCACAGGGCCCAGCAGGTCCTGCTTCTACACAAGGCTATACTGGATCTATAGGTGCCACCGGCCCAACAGGTCCTACCGGACCAGCAGGACCAACAGGCCCACAAGGTTCAACCGGATTTACTGGATCTATCGGCGCAACTGGTCCAGCAGGACCAACAGGCCCAGCAGGACCAACTGGCGCAGCAGGCCCAACAGGACCAACTGGTTTAACCGGTCCAACGGGACCAATCGGATACACCGGTTCTCTTGGCGCTACAGGACCGACAGGACCGACAGGATCTACTGGTCCAACAGGCCCTTCAGGACTAACCGGACCAGCAGGACCAACGGGTGCTACGGGGCCTACTGGATCTACGGGACCAACAGGCCCTAGCGGACCAACAGGTCCACAAGGTTCAACCGGATTTACTGGATCTATCGGAGCTACAGGCCCAACCGGAGCAGGTGGACCAACCGGGTCAGCTGGTCCAACCGGACCCACCGGCCCAACAGGCCCATCAGGTCTAACAGGATACACAGGATCTATTGGAGCCATAGGCCCAACAGGCCCAACAGGTCCAACAGGATTTACTGGATCTATCGGAGCTACAGGTCCAACAGGCCCAACAGGCCCAACAGGTCCAACAGGATTTACTGGATCTATCGGAGCTACAGGTCCAACCGGACCTACTGGTGCAACCGGTCCTACCGGTCCAACTGGTGCTACGGTTTACACGCAATCAGGCAACCCAGGAGCGGCACCTACAGGTTCTATCTGGATACAAATCTAATGCCTAGTTTCAAATTATCAACGAAGGGTTATACTGGCGGGAGTTGGCAAGGCCCAGGTACAAGTTTGTACACTTATAGAAGTGGATCATGGCAAGTACCAGACAACGCTTTCTACTACAGTGGTAGCGCATGGGTAAGATTTTTTGGCGATGATGTCTTATTCAACCACGGAAATTTGTCTATTCGTGGAGTTGGATATGATGAATTGCAAGGTGGAGAAGGTGGTGATCCATTTTGGCTACATTTTTATGGTTCAGGACGTTATACTCTCAAAACAGATGGAACAGTGGAATATGAAGGATTAGGAACAACGGGTTCTACTCCTGGATCAACCTCAGGTACTTGGGCTGAAGCTGGTATAACTTCTTCTTTGTATGAGGTTCAATGGAACCAAGCTGGATATGGTGCAACTTGGTATGATCTTGCGGGACAAATTGATTTTCTTGTCAATGAAGGTAACTATGGTGATTATTCTGGTACGCTTCAAATTAGACACAAAGAATCTCAAATTGTTGTTTCATCATTTACTCTAGCCATAAACGTGGATTAAAAATGGCAGCTAAAGCAAACATAGTAATTGATCAGGGCGCAAATCTATTATTCACTGTTATAGTAACAGATGTTGATGGAATCGCATTAGATCTTACAGGCTACACTGGTGCTGCTAAGATGCGGAAGGAGTACACTTCTTCTAACGCTGCTGCTACCTTTACTGTCGTTATCACAGCAGGTGATGGTCAAGTAGACTTGTCTTTAACAGCGGTACAGACAGCAAATATCACAGCTGGTGAGTATGTGTATGATTGTGAGCTAACGAAGACATCTTCCAACACAACATCTAGAATTGTTGAAGGTAGAGCTACGGTTACACCTGAAGTAACGAGATAAGTGTGTATACCTCAAACACCATAACGATAATGGTAACGAACAACGGCGGTTTACTAATACCGGCTGTTGGTGAGACATCTGTTAGAATTAAAGTGGTAGAGAATAATGGTTTGTTACAAGCAGCTAATTCCATGATAACCAAACATATCACGACTGCAGAATTGCCGGTAAGACAGCAAACAGTAAGGGTTCCCAGGGAACCCCTCTAGTTTTCTATTCTATAAACGCTTTGGCCGTAGTGGTCGCATCTGATACTAGGATCAACGAAAATTCTATATCCCACAGCCCGAGCTTTTTGACAAAAATCGACATCTTCACTAAGTGAATCCTCAGCTTTGATAGCCCTGTGGTAATCAAACTGAGGATATCCTATTTTGCGAAGAACATCTACCTTAATCAGAGCACAACCAAGTCCAACAGCACCAACCTCAAATAAATTTGGTGATGGAAACGCTTTAGTACTGTAGTAGGGGGTGTAGTCCATCTTGAAAACTTCAAGGACCTGGCTTGGTTTGCGCTGACGATAGATTCCTCCGACAACATCTTTACCATGATTTATCAAACGTGCCACGGTCGTTGGTGCAAAGGCAATGTCGTGATCAACACACATTAGATAATCATAATTGTTCTCTATCGCATAGTTCGCGATGAGATTCCTGACTTGATCTACATTGTATCCGTAGAAGTATTGGAAGTCCATCACAACACCGCCTGGTGTTACTTGTTCGTAAATTGATTTGAATGTTTCCGGTTCAATGTATCTTGCCGTTGGAATTGCGATCAATAATCTCTTTGGCATTACGTTCTGCTCCAGTGCCTTCTTAGCGTTACGTGTTTGTTCTTCAGAATTTACCTTGTAGTCGTTCTGAGGATTCAAATCATTATACACAACTTGAATTTCCTTTACCGCCACAATCTCATCTGGCTCGCATCTCTCTATCATCTCATAGAACATAGCTGTGTCACCACCAGCCATCATCCATTTACCATCAGCATCTTTTAGTTGCTCGCGCCTAATACCCTTGATGAGATTAGAAGAGAAAGTACGAAGATGCGTGTATGGAATATTCCATGGGAATAGGTGTGTTCTATACGACTTATTCTCTTTGATGTGTAGAGGATAGTCTTGTGCGATGAGTGGTATGTTGTCAGCCATAGACCAACAGCTACCGTATGTGAACTTCGCACCTTCTTTGATGTAGAGATCATTCAAGCGACTGAAGATATAAGGATCGTTCTTGAGTTTGTCATCCCCATCTAGGATGATACAAATCTCACCATTCGGATCCTTACAGAAGTCGTCGATATTATCCATAATGCGGAGTTGATTTAGTACCGCTCCATCACGCTTTTCTGAAAGATAGAAGAGTTTAATTGTATCAGCGCCAACCCAACCTAATTCGTCTCGTACTTGACTGATAATTCTTTTAGTATCATCTGTTGATGCGTCATCTGATATGTACATCACATAGTTTGAGTAGTCTTGAGCGGCTACCGAACGCATACACTCTTCAATGTACCTTTCACCATTACGAACTGTCGTGATGATGTTTATCTTACGTTCTTTGAATTCGGTTCGTTCATAATTGTCTTCTGGATTTGTCCAGCGACGATTGAATACGCGCTTCACCTTTTGGTTGATAGTTGTTGCGCGACGTTGTTCTTCTACGGGGAGATATCCACCAACCTTACGGTAGATGTGTTGTTTCCACTGAAGAGCAATGGTATCCCATGTGGCAATGTCTTTGATAACATCACAGTAGTTCTGTTTTTGCATGTAGAGATAAGTGTTCTCGTAAGCAGCCACTACTGTGTTTACAAAGTTCTCCACTTGCCATTCTTCATTGATATTGGGATACAGAACGTTTGGTGTGGTTGAATAAGGTAACTTGTAGCATGCCATATCAATAGCTGTTTCCTCAAGAGCACCAAAGTTCGCGGTAATGACTGGTGTTCTATGGTAGAGAGCTTCAAGCGTTGAGATACCAAACGTTTCCGGATACTCCGTTGGGTAAAGCATAAACCCAGCTGTCTTAATGATATCCGCTACTATTTCTTGCGTTACGGAACCGGTGAATGTGACATTCAAGTCTGGCCTTATTTGCATCTTCTCTTTCCACAACTTAACATCTTCACCTTGCTTATCAAGCTTGTCACCAGGGAAATTGTAGTATCCACCAATAATAGTAAGTCGCGCATCTTGGATACGCGTGCGCACGCGAGGCCAGACTTTCTCAAGTAGCACTCTCATACCTTTGGTGTAAGCGGCATTGAATACAAAGTGGTTGTGATCTCGTGGAATACTTGATTCTTTTCCGTAATCGTTCACACCATTACGTGTCTGCCAGATTGCTCGTTTGAGCATCTCAAAGTTACGACGATTTCCGGTGTGATCACAATTAGTAATGTAGGATGTGTGGAAATCTGATAGAGTCCAGACCTCATCAAGTAATCCATTCACTACCAACGGTTCAATAGAACTATCGTCTACGGTAAAGGTATCGTGCATCCACAGCACCCTTAGCTTTGCCTTCTTAACGAAATCACCAGCAAAGCTGTTGCAAATAGGATCTGAACTTTCATAGAAGATAGTAGGCGATCGAACCGATATCACGATATCAGCAGGATTTACAGGACCGTTCTTGACGTTTCTGTATTCTACTCCATTATACCAATCTTCATCTTCTATCTTACAGTTATTGTAGACTGTAACACCAAAACCGATTTCTTGGAGTTCTCTAGCCATAGAGATAACTGCGGACTCAGAACCACCTAGCCCTCGTTCATTCAGCGTATCACCATTATACTCAAGACCGTTTGGGTCAACAAATGCAATTTTCAACGTATTCATTCAAACATCATCCATATAAATAAGGGGTGAACCAATATTCAATATTTAGTATACCTTAAAGATAGGCTGAAGTCAAGGAAATGTCTGAAGAAATCACCTACATCGCAACAAACACAGATATCCAAGTTATCGACACCTTTGATCCGGGTGAAGTAAAGGCTTTGTCGTATTTGTGTCAGATAGATACTGAAGCAGAGACGGGGTTTGTTCAATTCAAAGTAGTTCATGATGGAGTTACAGCAGGTATCACACAACAAGGGTTGTCTGTTTCAGACAATTCACCTTTAAGTTTTGATGCTAACATATACTCGCACTCAGGTGAGATTAAGGTAACTCCGGTTTCGCAGCCAACAACCATTGTTATGGAAAAGACGACTATCCTCGCTAACAATTATGCCGAACACACAAAGTGTGGCCGCTGGATTAAACACACTGAAGGTTTCGCTTTGAACTCTGACACTGTGGTTGTTAGACAAGCAAACAATAATGTGTATGATGAACCGAGCGTCTATCTGACATCAAACACACTTGGTCCTGTTGAAGATGGACCTAATCTATTATCTAATCCGACGTTCTCTGATACCTCAGGTTGGATTCCACATAATGATGCTGTCTTATCAAATACTATTCTAACCACGAGCAACATTTACAAAGACAACTTTATCTATCAAGCCTTCGAAGCAGAACTAGGTTACACATACCGAGCTTCAGTTTCTGGAAGTAATGGGTCTATGGTGGTAGGAACAACACTCTCAGATAACAACTATGTTGATACCGAGTTAGCTATCAACGTTGATCGCGAGTTCACACCGAACACCGTTACCGGAATGTACTATTCGCTTGGGCATACGAATTCTGGTGACACATCTCTATTGGAGAGCTATCTTTATAAGATCGTTCCTTTCAACACATATCGCTATGACCTCGGAACGTTCTTTATCAAGTGGGCTAACACCGCAGTAAACACCGTTCTCTGGGAGATGCTAACAGTAGAGGGTTATCCGCGTGAAGTGAAGATTAACTCTAATGGTGATGTTCAGATCACCGAAAACACGACTATACTAGTGATTGGTGCTCAAAGTGGTGGAAACAACAAGCTTGCATTCAGTTACGAGGATGGAATTGTTGCTTCTCTTAATGGAAATTCCGTGGTCTCAAACCTAAATATTGAGATACTGGATAATATGATGACGCTTGAATTTGTGGCTCCGTTTTTACAATTCTCATACGTTCCAACAGTTATCTCAAACACCGAATTGGTAGTCCTATCGAATGGCTAGAAAAAAAGAGTATTTTGAAAACGATGTAGCTCTGCAAGGCATTTACGCTGCAGGCTCTCTCGGTACAGCCGGACAGGTTCTTAAGTCTGATGGAGACAGCGTATATTGGGGTACAGATTCTGCTTCCGGCGGAGATGCAGCCACACTAGACGGATACGACTCTACAGCGTTTGTGCTCGTAACAGATTACGAAGATTCTGATGTTCTAACAAAAATTAAAAACGTAGATGGGTCCGGATCGGGTCTTGATGCAGACCTTCTAGACGGCCATGACACATCATACTTTGCCACAGCTTCAAGTCTAGGTTCGTATCTACCATTGGCTGGTGGCACGATGACTGGTGATTTGCTTATTAGTGCTGGACATGGACTTGCTTGGTCAAACAGTTCAGCAAATCGTATTTACATAGAAAATAACGGCACAAATTGGACTTTTAATCGCCAAACATCGGTTCCTGCCTATATCGATACGCCATTCTATGTTCCACTTGCCACTGGTGTTCTTACTTTCAATACTGGACCATACGTCGGTGCTAGCGTAATCTGGCACGCCGGTAACGATGGTGCAGGCTCAGGTCTTGATGCTGACTTGCTGGATGGTATGAACACCACAACGGTTGGTGCAGTAAGCTCAATCTTAGCACTAGATTCCGGTGGTACTGCAACAGCATTACAATTTAATGCTTCTACAACAACACCTTATTACGCGTTCTATCAGAGTGGCGCCGCTACTAATGAGAAGCGTTGGTATTGGGTTGCTACTGGTGGAGTTCTCTACCTCCGCACCATCAACGACGCGTTTAGTAGTGACAGCACTGTTCTTTATTTTACACGCTCAGGACAAACTCCTGGTGTTGCGCAATTTACTGTGCCATTGGGTACAACAGGACAAACGTTTGCTATCGGAAGTGTCGCCAACCCACGTTTCTATATGTACAATAGTAGCGGTACTGCTTCAACTTTAGTTGCTGGAGCCGACAGTGGTGCTGCTTGGATTGGAACATTTACGAACAGCTTCTTTTCTCTTTATGCAAATTCTGCAGAAAGACTTAGAGTAACAACTTCTGGGTCTCTATTGAGAGATGGTGCGTACACGATATGGGACAGTAACAATGACGGTTCCGGATCGGGGCTTGATGCCGACACAACCGATGGATATCATTTAAACCAAAACGTGCTGACAACAAGTTCTCCTAGATTTGTCGGTGTTGGTGTTGCATATAGTGGAGGTTCACCAGAATTTTATCTCGATGGTGGATACACAGCATTCACCGGAAACTCCAACAATCCCGGTCTTCGTATTCAAAGATATACAGGCAACTACTACGTAGATTTTATACACGACACAAATGGAACCGGTGAACATCTTCATATTGCTGTTCGCTCCGGCGGAGCAGCTGTAGCTACACTACGCATTTATCCAACAACTATGACCTTCTTGGGCAACACAGTTTGGCATGCCGGTAACGATGGCGCGGGTTCTGGTCTTGATGCCGATTTGCTTGATGGTATAAACAGCACGTCGTTTGCAAGATTAGACACGGATCCAACGTGGGTCTCGGGGCGAATAGTTCAGTTCACAATGAACAGCAACATTGCTCTATCGAGCGCGACGAGCAGTGAATATTACGCTCTGGCTGCTCTTGGAAACGGGACTGGAGCCGCTGTAATTTCATTCCACCGTCCAGGATCATTCGCGGCGTATCTTGGACTTGATACGGACAATGGTCTGAAGTACGGCGGCTGGTCTGCGGGAGGACCGTTTACAGTCTGGCACTCCGGTAACGACGGTTCTGGCTCTGGTCTTGATGCTGATACCGTTGGTGGATTAAACTCCACGCAATTTCTGCGTTCAGATATAACCCAACAAGGTGGCGTCGCATATCTGGCGCAAGATTTCAATACTTATCCAAACGTGTATAACGTCTCGTTTGCCAACATTACCGGTTCAACCAATCTGCCAACTGGTATGGCCTCAGTTAACTCGTACCGCTTTATCATGGCCGGTGGAGATACGGCTGGGCGTGGAGTTGACCTTGTTGTCACACAGGAAAATCCTTATGCAAATATGTTCTTCAGGGAGCGAACATACGGCGGTTGGAGCAAGATTTGGCACAACAACAACGATGGCGCAGGTTCTGGTCTTGATGCCGACTTGCTCGACGGGTACAATATCGGCACATCGGGCGCCGCCATTGGCCTACTAAACGCTGCGTGGACTAGAAGTGCTGTCACTACGTTCACTCAGGGCTACGGCGTCCTCTTCGCCAACTCGGGCGCTACGCACGGCATCTTCGACTACAACAACACCGCCCTTATCATAACCTACAATACGTCTGATTGGGCTTCATCAGTTCGTATCAATTCAGCCAGCACGGATATTTATGCGAACTCAGTTCCGCTATCGTGGAACGGACAAACCATAAACCTATCTTCAACAGCGAACCCACGTTTCTACATGTACAACAACGCCGGAACGGCTTCTACACTTATCGTAGGGGCTGATAGTGGTGCGGCATGGATTGGTACGTTCACCAACTCAAACTTCTCGCTTTACGCGAATTCATCGGAACGTCTCCGTATAGGCCCATCGGGGTCGCTTCTGCGCGATGCAACTCACACGATGTGGGACGCCAACAACGACGGCGCAGGTTCTGGTCTTGATGCCGATCTGCTTGATGGATACAGCAGCGAAGCATTCGCCCGTCTCGCTGCAACGTCAATATCCTTTACGAGTGCTGCTTCGGGCTTCAACGTGTTTCTCTCGAAATATGTGTACTTCAATATTATTGACCAAACATCAACGGATGGCCAGACAGGTATTCGGATCACAACCAAAAATGGTGCTGGTGTAGACAAACACACCTACATCTACACGACCTCAGGCAATGATCTACGCATTCAACAAGGTTCCGGCACGGATGGCCTAATATGGACTTCGGGTAACGGTGGTTCCGGTTCTGGTCTTGATGCCGATCTGCTTGATGGTATGGACTCCGGACGTTTTGTCTCTGGTGGTGCCACCGGAAAATCAGACGGCTCCCAGACGAACATGAATTCCAATACCCTGCGTTCTGGATTCTACTACGCAAACGCTCCAACTAACTATTCAGTAAATGATTGGTTGAATTGGATACAAGTTCGCGCGGATGCGTGGGGAGATGGTAGCCAGTACGGGTTCCAGATCGCTGGAGCTTTCCATAGTGATAACCTTCATTATCGTCGCCATACGAATGGAACCTACTATGGCTGGAATTCCATTTGGCACGCCGGTAGCGATGGTGCTGGTTCGGGCTTGGATGCGGACTTGCTCGATGGATTGAACGTCGGTACGTCCGGTTCTGCTATTCCAAATCTTGCTGCGGCCAACATCTTCGGAACGGTTCAGACGATCACGGCTGGAACCGCCGCGACTGTAACGGAATTGATTAGGTTCAGGCCGTCTGACTATGCGACAGGCAAACCGTATCTGTTTATCCAAAACGTCGCCGCGCAGAATTATCATATTGGTCTATGGGACGGCACCAACAACAATGGAACAATTACCTTTGATACAGCAGTTGGGCTTCCGGGGGGAAGCACCGTGGGTGGCTATTATCCGTGGACGTCGAACAACGACGGCGCAGGTTCTGGTCTTGATGCCGATCTGCTTGATGGCTACAACACAGCAACAGCAGCTACCGCCTCAACGGTCGCTGTTCGTGATAGTTCTGGTGATATCTACTCTTCTTCCATATATGTCTCAAACTGGCTTAGAACCACAGGTTCTGCTGGTTGGTATAGCCAGACATACGGTGGTGGTACGTGGATGGAAGATACCACATACGTTAAAATATACGGCAGCAAGGCGCTTTACGTTGCTAACAACATTGATGCAACAGGCAACATCACAGCTTACTACTCTGATGAACGCCTCAAAGAACGTACAGGTATCATTAATGGAGCGTTGGACAAGATTGAAAGTCTTGATACGTTCTACTACAAAGAAAACGATATTGCTCGTTCGCTTGGGTACAAAAACGACAAAGAACAGGTTGGTATGTCTGCACAACAAATTCAAAAGGTGCTTCCACACGTTGTTCATCGCGCGCCTGTGGACATTAAAGTCAATGAAGATGGGACACAATCCTCTAAATCGGGAGAAGAATATTTAACAGTAGATTACGCACGTGTAATGCCACTTGCGATTGCCGCTATTAAAGAACTTCGCTCTGAAGTTGCTTCTCTTCGTGCAGAAATTGCATCAATGAGGAAATAACTATGACACTGGCAGCATCAGGCGCTATAACTCTGGTTGACATAAGAAACGAATTCAAGGCTGCTTCAGGTGCAGTAAGTTTGTCGGAAATGTATAGAAGTGGGACATATGTTCCACCATTAACAGCTAACGCTGGTATCCCAACTTCTGGGCAGATTCAACTTGATGATTTCTATTCAACTACTGTGGTAACAGACATGGATGCCTCATATAGTGCAGAATCAATTGGAATTAAAGGTGGTGGATCTACAGTAAGTTTTACTGTAGGTAATGACGGAAACATAGCATCTATATGCATTCCTTCTATTGTTACCAATTTCAGTGATACTTGGGTAGCTTCTAGTTCTGCTCCTGGTTCTTGGTACGAGGTATATGTTAGCGTCAGTTCTGGAACCTCTCCGACCGGAGCCTCTTTAAATACTTGGCTAGCACTGAGTAGTGATAGAACTTGGACTCTCAGTAGCTCAGCTAGCTGTACGTTGACTCTGAAAATTCGACATAAATATAATACCGCTTCTGAAGAAACATGTACAATCTACTTAACCGCAGGCGCATAAGGAATTTCAATGTCTTCGATCGATTGGATGATAGATCAGCAAATAAAATCTGGTAGACCCATGACTTGTTCGTTCGTAGTTTTGGCTAAAGAATACAAAGCTATCCACGATGCTGAGACTAAACCAGCAGCAAAAATTAAGATAGAAAACAATTTCAGAAAAGCATTGATGGCTTTACCTGAATTTGAACCAGTTCATTCTAGAATGATCATATCTTACTTACTGGCTAATCCGAATAACTATACTCCTGCTCAAAGAACTCTTATACTAAATGATCACATAAATTATTTGATCTCTAAAATAACTCCTGAATCAAGAGCCACTACGTTGAGTTTTTTAGAAAGTCTACTACCGAGTAATAAGAGAGCAGGGAAATTGGGGGACCATCCCGCTTTAGCTGCTCTCATTCAAACTAAGATTCTAAATTTTACACCAGCTAAACAACTACCAAAAAAACCAGAAATTTCGGTGTCAACCACGCCTATTATTGTATCTGTAGGTCCCCCATCAACCAAGTCATAAAATATAAATAAAGCGAAGAAGTAAGGAAACTCCAATGAGTACTGAGAATATGGAATACACCGTCAACAAAAAAGACGATAAGACAGCAGAGTTGATTCTTATCGATCCGGATTCTGGGATCGTCACAACCAGAACTATCAATATTTTTGATTGTAAAAATAAAGCTCAGCTTGATGAAAGAATCGAAGCTCACCTTAGAGCCTTTGCCCACAGAATTAATGTTGGTGTTATAACAACGTCTTCTCTTCCAGCAGTAGATTTGCCATCTGACATCGTAGTTGACCCAACTCTTTCTAAAGCTAGCCAGCTGGTTCTATTGGATGTCATCGAAGCAAAAACTGGAGAAATGCTCCAGCAAGCCGAAGAAAATTTAACAAAGTTAATTAAAGAAGACGAAGACGAAGAAGCTGTCATAGAAGCTAAAGAAAAAATTGCAACAATCAAAACTTCAGTCGAGTCTATTTTTGCAGTTAAAACTGAAACTCTTGCTCTTGTAGAACCAGTGAAAGAGGAAGTATTTGTAGAACCGGAAGTGCTGAATAATACTTTGCCAAAAACTCCAGTTCCACCAACAACAAAACCAAAATAGAGTTGGTATAAATATACTTGATGGTGGATGAGACACATCCCATCACCAAAATCACCTAACAAATAGAGAGAAAAGATTATGAAAGTAGCACCTAAACTATCTAAAACTAAACCAAGTGATCCTGTAGGAGAAAGCATGAAGAAACAACACAAAGAACCTACCGTGAATGTGGTTCTGACTGCCAAACAATTTAATATTGTGATGGCTGGACTTGGTGAACTACCACACAAACATGTTGGTAATCTCATTAATGAACTTGTGGCGCAAGTTCAACCGCAGGTCGAAGAGAAACCACCCGCGAAGGCTTCAAAAGCCCCACCAGCATCTGAAGAGTAATGCTTCGGCATATTCTTTTCAATCTACAATCATCTGAATATAGTGTTGATGTTGTTCCTTCTTTCGCTTTATTCGAGAGAAATCTCGATGTCGCAGAGATCGATCTAACATCAACACTTGTATCATTCCGAAGACAAATTATGGAAAGAGTTGATAATTATGAACCAAATGATGAAAATATGGACAGCTAATCTCAACGGTCAGTTTGTAGATGCTATCTGCGAGGTTGGAGATAAACAACCAATCGCTCAAACAGGCATTGGATTCGCCGGAGAATCTAATGGCATTGATACAATAAGAAAGAGTGAGATTCGGTGGATCAACACATACGATCTAAACCACAAGTTCATCGTTGACACGCTCTGGAATTTTGCCAACGATGCTAATCGCGACCACTTTGGGTTTGATCTTAACTATCTCAGAGACATCCAATACACAACCTACAAATCTGAGAACAGTGGTAAGTATGATTGGCACCAGGACACCTTCTGGCTTAACCCTACCGCGAATCATCGCAAAATATCAATGATCATCCAACTCTCAGATCCCAAAGAGTATAGCGGCGGAGAATTCCAAGTTGATCCGGAGTTTGGTGTCCTGGATCAACAATCTGTGAAACAGAGAGGAACCGTGATAGCATTTCCTTCATTCTTAAGACATAGAGTAACACCAGTCACTTCCGGGATCAGAAGAAGCCTTGTTTGCTGGATAGAGGGACCTAAATTCAGATAAATAGCTGAATAGACCCACTGGAGAGGTATAATGAGCGTTCCTACATCAAGAGCCCTATTCAAAGAGTGGTGCCTCAAGAAACTCGGCAAGCCAGTCATTTCGATCAACGTATCTGACGATCAGGTAGATGATCGTATCGACGAGGCTCTGAAGTACTACTATGATTACCACTTCGATGGTACCGAGAAAACATACTACAAGTATCAGCTAACTCAACCAGACATTGATGCTGGATGCATTCCAGCACCGGAAAATCTTCTGGGTGTGGTTGGCGTATTCCCAGTTATGGGATCGTATGCCGGATCAAACATCTTTAACATCCAGTATCAGATTGCTTTGAATGAGATCTGGTCTCTAACAAGCATTCAGCTTACACCATACTACCTTGCGATGGAACATATCGCCCTGATCAACGAATTGTTTGTTGGAAACCAACGTATACGCTTCAATCGACACACTAATAAGATTTACATTGATATGGATTGGACACAGGCCGTTGTCGGTAAGTGGATTGTTGTTGAAGGATATCTTCTGGTAGACCCAGACACATACACTGATGCTTGGTCTGATCGTTGGCTTCAACTGTACGCTACAGCCAAAATCAAAGAACAGTGGGGTAACAATCTGTCTAAATTCTCTGGTATGCAATTACCAGGTGGAGTTCAATTCAATGGACAAGCTATCAAAGATGAAGCAGTTGCAGAGATTAAAGATCTTGAAGCCCGCATGATCAATGAGTTCAGCCTGCCTCCTGAAGATATGGTAGGCTAGACATACGTTTTTATAAATAGACTCTGAAAAGGAGATCTATTATGAGTGAGAAATACGGTTTTGTATACATCTGGTACGATCGCAAACACAAGCGATTCTATATTGGGAGTCACTGGGGAACTGAAGATGATGGGTATATCTGTTCATCTACTTGGATGCGAAATGCATATAAACGAAGACCAACAGATTTTAAAAGAAAAATTTTGAAACACGTAAAAACAAATCGCAACGATCTTCTTTTAGAAGAACATAGATGGCTGTTGATGATTCCTAAGGAATCATTGGGTAAAAATTATTACAACATGACACAACACTTAAACGGTCATTGGGAAACAGAAGAAGAACGACGTTTATCTTTAGTTGATAAGATATCTCTTCATACAAAAGAAGCTATGCAAAGACCTGATGTTCGAAAGAAATATCTGGCTGGTTTACAGAAACGTAACAGTATACAAAGCATCGAAGCCAAAAAGAAACGTTCTGAATCTATGAAACGTACAATGGCTAAAAAATTCCCAATTGAATCTAGATTTAAATACGAAACCAAATTTGGTTCTGATGAATACAAAATTAATATGGGGAAAACAATATCAGAATCTTGGAAACATAGAGACAAAAAGAAAATAGGGAAGAAAATTTCCGCAAGCCTTAAAGGTGTACCAAGACCATCTATGTTGGGTCGTAAATGGTGGAATAATGGTTCTATAAATAGAAGATCTATATTACCACCAGATGCAACTTTTGTTGCAGGAAAAGTTTAATGGCAACCAATCCGTATATTAATGCGTTCTACAATGAACCTGAACAGGATCTGATGGATGATCTTGTGATGGAGAGCATTAAATTTTATGGACATGATTGCAACTACATCGTTCGTGATACTGTAGAAGTGGACGAAGTTTACGGCGAAGCTCCACTAACAGAATACAATCGCGCATATATGTTAGATTTCTATATCCGTAACTTTGATAGTTACGAGGGTGACGGTGTCTTCCTTTCTAAATTCAATCTTGAGATTCGCGACAGCTTAACTCTGACTGTATCATTGAAGAACTTCAAAGCAGAAATTGGACAAGCCGAAAATTTATCAAGACCACGCGAGGGTGACCTAATACACGTGCCAATGGATGGTCGTGTCTATGTCATCAAATTCGTCAACAAAACCCCGGTGTTTTACCAGATGGGTAAGATCCAATTCTACGATTTGACTTGTGAGGTGTTCGAGTATAGTAACGAGAAATTCAATACTGGTATCCAAGCTGTTGATAACATCTACCGTAACCGTTCAGTAGACATTACAAATTTCGCTCTACTAACGCAAGACGGCTATATGATTGCCGACCAAGATGGTTACCCAATCATACAAGGTGGATATGATATTGACGGACAATCTGGTGACTCCGGCGATGACAGTGGCGAGATCCAGAATGAGTCTAATGCCGTTCTAGACTGGAGCGAACGAGATCCATTCAGCGAAGGAAATGTGTAATAAAAACAAGAGACTAGAAGAAGAATTTCTGAAACGAGACTTAGAAAGATAGAATCTGGAGATCTAGTTATAGTCGGACACAAACACAATGAAAGTTCAATAAATAAAATTAAAGAGAAACGTGCATTACAAATTTTCTCTGAAGAAAGTAAAAAAGAAGATGCGAGAATCAGCCAAAGGTAGACGCTGGTACAAATGTCCAGAAACAGGTAAACGTGTTTTCTATAGAGAGGCTGCGTAATGTTTGGGCAGACCTGGTCGCATGATATTATGCGTAAATACGTCATCATTTTTGGGACGTTATTCAACAACATCTACATCACACGAAACAGCTCAAAGGGTGCACCAACCAAAACGATTAAGGTGCCACTGACATACGCACCAAAAGAAAAGATGCTTGCGCGTGTTAACGCCGATCCTGATCTTGATAAAGCGATCGCCATCACTCTGCCGCATATGTCGTTCGAGATCAACAACTATCAGTACGCACCAGATCGTAAACTTACAACGATCGGAAAGCACTACAAAAATCAAACTGATGGTACAACAAAGTATGTGTACCAACCTGTTCCATACGACATCGTTTTCAACCTCTATATTATGGTTAAGAATGCCAACGATGGCACGAAAATCGTTGAACAGATTCTGCCATACTTCACACCAGAGTTTACTGTCACCGCGAACATTCTTCCGGAGATGGGTAAGACTCTTGATATTCCAATTGTCCTAAACGACACTTCAGTGCAGGACATTTACGATGGGAACTTTGAAACAAGGCGCTCTCTTGTTTGGGTTCTCACCTTTACTATGAAGGGCTATCTCTATGGTCCAATTCGACAGTCCTCGTTGATTCACTTCGCAAACACAGGATTCATCCTATCTGATGACCCCACAAACGCGAATACCGCATCACCACGAGTAGCAACAGTAACGGCACAACCAGGTCAGCTTGCTAATGGAGAAGCTACTTCTAACATTGCACTGACTGTATCCTATGACGATGTAGATCCGAATAGTGATTACGCCTTTATCAACCAATTCTCAGAGACTCCGTAATGAGTAACGATCTAGACAAAGCACTCAATGTAGCGCCAGCCAAAGACACCCCTCTTGTGCATGGGGAACTTGTTGTTCCTGTTGTAGAACAACTTCCAGCTGTCATTGATGCTGACTCTTCAGATGATAAAGAGGTGGATGAAGATTTCCAACTCGCCCGTGAAAACATAAAAGAATTGCTTGAGCAAGGCAAGGACGTCTTCGCTGAGATGCTCCAGGTCGCCAAACAATCGCAACATCCAAGAGCATTCGAGGTCTTAGGCAACCTCATGAAAATTGCGGTTGACACCAACAAAGACCTATTAACGCTTAGAAAGCAAAAAAGGGAGTTGGTCAAGAAGACCGATGGGTCCCCAACTACGGTAAACAACAACCTGGTGTTGAGTACAGCCGATCTTCTCAAATTGATCAAAAATCAGACTAATGAGTAACGAAAGACAATCATACTTAGGAAACCCGAAACTAAAAAGATCTAACGTCGCTGTCGAATGGACACCCCTTCAGTTGAAGGAGTACATAAAATGCTCGCAAGATCCAATTTACTTCATCCACAAATACTGTAAGATCATTCACGTGGACCGAGGCTTGATTAACTTCAAGCTGCACGAATTCCAAGAAGAGATGATCCGAACGTTCTCGGAAAACCGTTTCGTAATATGCAAGATGCCGCGTCAGGTGGGTAAGACCACGACGACAGCATCATACATTTTGTGGAAAGTTATCTTCAACGAATACACCAACGTCGCTATTCTTGCCAACAAAGACAAGAAGGCCCGAGAGATTCTGGACAGAATTCAGAAAATGTTCGAGAACCTCCCAAGCTGGATGCAGCAGGGTGTTACAGAATGGAACAAAGGTAACGTTGAACTTGAGAACGGTTCTAAGATCGTTGCTACATCTACATCTTCATCTGCCGCTCGTGGTGACACCTACAACCTTGTTTACCTTGATGAGTTTGCGCACGTTGAACGTAACATCCAAGACGACTTCTTCACATCCGTGTACCCAACCATTTCATCGGGTGAAAAGACGCAGCTTATCATTACATCCACACCAAAGGGTATGGAGCTCTTCTACAAAATCTGGATTGATTCTGAAGAAGGTCGCAACAGCTACAAGCGCGTTGAGGTTCACTGGTCAGATATTCCTGGTCGTGACCAGAAGTGGAAAGAACAAGAGATCGCCAACACCTCGGAAGATAAGTTCCGCCAGGAATACGAATGTGTTGATGGAAAAACAAAAATAACCATTAGAAACAAGAAAACTGGTAAAACCAAGAAACTTACAATCAATAAATTTATAAATATGATTGTAAGTTCCTCGGAGAACGAAGATGCACTACAGAAAAGTGTGGGAGAATAAATTTGGAAAAATCCCAACCGATGAAAATGGATTTAAATATGAAATACACCACATAGATGGTAACAGAAAAAACAATTCTATTGAAAATCTACAATGTATAACAATTTTGGAACATCTTCAAATTCACATAAACCGTGGTGATTGGGGTGCTGTTGCTCTCATTGGAAAGAGAATTGGTCTTGGACCAAAATATATGTCAGAAGTCCAAAGAGGTGTTAAACGCCTGGGAGTTGGCGGTGCTAAAAAAGGAAGAACACCTTGGAACAAAAACAAAAAAGGGTGTTTCTCAAAGGAAACAATTGATAAGTTTAAAACTTCCAGAAAGGGTAGAAGATTTTCGCCATTGAAAATTTCTGATTCTGATTGTCAAAAAATTATCTCATTGTATGCTAATAAACCAAAAATGGTTGGAGCTGGCAAGAAAAGCAAAAACGGTAGAATAATGTCTTATGAGACAGCTTTCAGCAATTGTATTTCTAAAGAATATAGCGTTACTCCAAAACAAATATGTAACATAATAACAGGTAAACGTAATGTTCTATAAGAACGATAACTTTGAAATTCTAACACCAAGTGGCTTCAAAGAGTTTGCTGGTGTGCAGGAAGTTATCAAATGTGGTAAAATAGAACTGACGTTGAACAATGGTAACAGATTAATCTGTGCATCCAAACACAACATTTTGACTGATAGTGGTTGGATTGAATCTGGAAAATTGAGAAGAGACAGCAAAGTAATTACCAAAGATGGTTTGGTCGGTTTATACCACATTGAACTTTTGGATGACGAACACACATTTTATGATATTGTCGGTGTTCCTAATTTTGAATACTATACTAATGGTATAGTTTCTCACAACTGCGAATTCCTTGGTTCCGCCAACACCCTTATCCACCCTTCTAAGTTGCGCACATTAGCTTGGAAAAAACCAATCAAACAAAACCATCTTGGGCTCAAGGAATACTATGAGCCTGATCCAAACACCGTATATGCGATGGTGGTGGACACGGCCCGTGGTGCAGGGGCAGACTATTCCGCATTCATCGTGGTGAACGTTTCGACGTTCCCATACAAGATTGTCGCGACGTTTAAGAACAACACCATCTCACCATTGATTCTGCCAAACATCATTTACGAGACGGCTAAATACTACAATAATGCTTTGGTACTTGTAGAGACAAACGATATTGGTCAACAGGTAGCAGATATTCTACACTACGATCTAGAGTATGAGGGTATGCTTGTTTCTGCCATGTCTGGTCGTAACGGCCAGTCGCTATCTGGTGGTTTCGCAACGTCTACCCATAAAGGAGTGAGAACAACAAAACAGGTCAAGAGAATTGGATGCGCCACATTAAAGACGCTTGTTGAGTCAGACAAACTTATCATCGAGGATGCTGATGTCATTTATGAGTTAACGAGATTCGTGCTCAAAGGACAGTCATATGAAGCTGAAGATGGTAATGATGATCTTGCTATGTGCTGTGTTCTATTTGGTTGGCTTTCTACTCAGTCATACTTACGAGAAATTACGGACCTTGATGTTAGGAAAAAGATCTACGAACAAAACGAAAGAATGCTCGAAGACGAAATGCTCCCATTCGGGATCTTTGCCACCGGGGACGATGAAATAGACGAAAAAATCAACGACGCTCCTACAGTTCTTGACCGACGTCCTAGAGACGAGTTCGGTGGGTTCTTTGGAAGCGCCGCAACAGACTAAAATTCGCGTGGAACCAGCGTTTTATAAATAAGAGTAACAGCTAAACCACCCGTAACGATTGTAGGGAGAATATGTCGATGACGTTCCAAGTAAGCCCAGGTATCAATGTATCAGAGATTGATTTAACAACCTCTATACCAGCCGTGGCGACCGCAGTAGGTGCGTTCGCAGGTCCATTCAACTGGGGACCCATCGGTAAATTTTCACTAATCACAGGCGAGAATGATCTCGCAGCCCGTTATGGAAAACCTAACAGCGACAACTTCGAGAGCTTCTTCTCAGCGGCAAACTATCTCGCTTATGCAAATCGTCTCTATGTAAGTCGAGCAGCTAAGACAAGCGGTTTCTCAAACACAGTCACGACAGCCCTTATCGGAAACAACGTTCTTCTCGCATACTCTTCAGATGCTGGTCTAGCGGCTGGATATGGCGTGTTCGGAACAGGTATCCCAGATGAAGCAACAATCGTTTCTGCAAACAACACCGCTCTGTCGAATACTTTCAACGCCAACACCGCTGTTGCATCAAACGGACAAATCACTCTGTCTGCAAACCCATTCGTAACTGGTGAAACCGTAGTTTACACTACAGCTACAGGTAACACTGTACTAACAGAACTTGCAAACAACTCAACGTACTTCGTGCGTGCAGCAAACACAACCACCCTTTATCTTTCTGCTACAGTCGACGGATCTGTTATCACCCTTACAAAAGGTGTGACGGAAGCTGGACACACACTAACTCGTAGCGGCGTGACTCGCGTAACTCTCTCAGCAAACGCCACAACCGGAAACGTTGCATCGCCACAGCTGACCACGGTCAACTACTTTGACACTGCTCTATCATTCAACGCTGTAGCAAACTCTGCCGCAGTGACAAACCGTTCAGCGGCTATCGTAAAGAACTCTGATCATTACGATACTGTAACCTTCCCTTCAGGTGTTGAGTGGGTGGCAAAATACCCATCCGACCTTGGTAACTCTCTGAAGGTATCCGTGTGTGACTCTGCTGACCAATATCAGTCAACACTTACACCATACTCAATGACAGCTGGTGGTGTTACATCCAACAGCACAGTAATCCCAGGCGGAGCAGGAATCACTGTTGCGCTGAACGCAAACAGCGCCACAATCTATGTCGCCAACTCTGCCACACTGAGCTCAGCAAACGCTGCACTTCTTGCAGAAGGGCTAGCTGATTCGTTGATTGTTGGTGACGTTCTTGAAGTTGGAAACAACTCTATCAACAAGCAAAAACTGAAGATCTCTGCAATCGGTGCTGTGTCGACAGCTTCTGGTAACTCTTCGTTCACTGTGAGCTTCGATGGAACATATGCTCTGTCAACAGCCTTCTCAGCTAATACGATTTCTCGTTACTGGGAATATGCTTCGATTGTTGGAAAAGCCCCAGGAACAAGCCCCGCTGTTGAAGCTCTAAACCGTAGCATTGTGGATGAACTTCACATCGTTGTGGTTGATGAAGATGGCAAATTCTCTGGCGCGCCAGGAACTGTTCTCGAAGCATTCACAAGCCTATCACGTTCTACGGATGCTCGTAACGATGATGGTTCGTCAGGATACTACAAGACAACAATCAACGACCTATCTCGCTATCTCTGGTGGGCTGCAGACCGTCCAGGAGCCGCTTCAAACACCGCTGCTCTAGTCGCTGCTTCTACAGCACTTGTACCATACACAGTTTCTCTGACAGGTGGTACAACTGGTGCTTCTGAATCAGACATCGCTGCGGCCGACCTGGCAGCTGCTTGGGATCTATTCGCAGATACAGCATCTGTAGATGTATCACTTCTGATCGCAGGTAAACCAGCCGGTGCCTCTGGAACACAGATGGCCAACTACATCATCGACAACATCGCAGAAGCTCGCAAAGACTGCGTCGCCTTCATCTCACCACAGAAGTCTGACGTTGTCAGAACTGATGGTGCTGAGGCTGACTCTGTAGTAACCTTCCGCGATGGTCTCCGTAGCACTAGCTACGCTGTGATGGACTCTGGGTACAAGTATCAGTATGACAAGTACAATGATGTGTATCGTTGGGTTCCTTTGAACGGTGACATCGCTGGTCTAACAGCCCGTACCGACCAAACACGTGACCCTTGGTTCTCACCAGCCGGATTTAACCGTGGTTCTATCAAGAACGTGGTAAAATTGGCTTGGAACCCAAAACAAGCAGCACGTGACGTTCTGTATGGTAAAGGTATTGATCCAGTTGTTACTTTCCCAGGACAAGGTACAATCCTCTTTGGAGACAAAACTCTACTGACCAAGGAAAGCGCCTTTAACCGCATTAACATTCGTCGTCTCTTCATTATCCTAGAAAAAGCGATTGCTAACGCCGCAAACGCAATGTTGTTCGAATTCAACGACGAGTTTACTCGTGCGCAATTCAAGAACATTGTTGAGCCTTTCCTCCGTGATGTGCAAGGTCGCCGTGGTATCTACGACTTCCGCGTAGTCTGCGACGAAACAAACAACACATCAGAAGTAGTTGATAGTAGTCGCTTCGTTGGTGATATCTACATCAAGCCAGCTAAGTCGATTAATTTTATTCAATTGAATTTTGTCGCAGTGCGTTCAGGTGTTGAATTTGATGAAATCATCGGACAATTCTAAATGATAGATCGCACACCATATACTTACTTGATTGGCTGGAAACATCTAAACTTGTGGTATTTTGGTGTGCGATATGCTAAAAATTGTCATCCATCAGAATTATGGAAAAAATATAAAACATCATCAAAAAAAGTTTTAGAACAAGTAAAACTTTCTGGTAATCCAGATGTTATTGAGGTTCGTGATATATTTGATTGTGTTGAGAAGGCTAGAAATCATGAACATAAAGTTTTGAAAAAACTTGGTGTTATTCGATCATCTAAGTGGTTAAACGAAACAGATAATAAATCGTTCTCAATCGAAGCTTCTAGAAAGGCATCTCTTTCTGATATTTCTAGATTGAGAAAATCTAATTCGCATATTGGTAAACCTGGTCCAAACAGAGGCAGAAAATTTTCAGAAGAAACTAAAATGAAAATGTCTTTGGCTAGAAAAGGTAAGAAACGGCCTGAACACTCCGAAAAGATGCGCAAGGCTCAAAAAGATGGTGGATTCCATAAAGGTTTTTTACATACTTTAGAAACTCGCCAAAAAATGAGTAATTCTAGATTGAATTACTGTGCATCAAAACAACTAAATAATTAAGAATTAGGAGAATAGAAATATGGCCTTCTCGATCAACGAAATCAAAAGTCAGCTTGCCGGTGGTGGTGCTCGTCAGAACCTGTTCCAAGTTCGTATTACGAACCCCGCGAACGGATCAGCTGACATCAAGGTACCATTCCTTGTTCAAGCTTCGCAAATCCCAGCTGCCGGGTTGGGAACCATTCAGGTCCCTTACTTCGGCCGCACTATCAAACTTGCCGGCGATCGCCAATTCGCTGCCTGGGAAGTTTTGGTAATCAACGACGAAGACTTCAAAATCAGAAATGCTATGGAAGAGTGGTCTAACAAGATCAACCGCTTCCAAGGTAACATCCGAGAACTGGCAAACTACAAGTCTCAAGCTCAGGTAATTCAATATGGTAAGGACGGCACCATCCTACGCGAGTATGAGTTTGTCGGTCTGTGGCCTTCTCAAATTTCTGAAATCAGCCTTGACTGGGGTTCTAACGATCAAATCGAAACGTTCGGTGTGACCTTTGAGTATGACTTCTGGAGAGTTTCCGGTGGTACAACAGGAAACGCTGGAGGACAGTGAGACGGCCGTTTTTATAAATAGACTCTGAAAAGGAGATCTATTATGAGTGAAAAATATGGGTTTGTATATGTTTGGTATGATTGTTGGAGAAAGATGTTCTACGTTGGTTGCCATTGGGGAACTGAAGATGATGGATATATTTGTTCTTCTGACAGAATGCGAAAAGCTTATCGAAGAAGACCAGAAGATTTCAAACGTCGAGTAGTGTTTCGTACAAACGAATCAAGACAAACACTACTCGACGTTGAAGATAGTTGGTTGAAGTTGATAAAAGAACACGAGATTGGAAAAAAATACTACAATCTCCGTGTTCACAAATTTGGTCACTGGTCTGCTGTCAAAGATTTATCGTTAAGTGTTAATCAAAAACTTTCTAGAGCACACAAAGGATACCACCGATCGCCTTCTACAGAATTCAAAAAGGGACAACGAATATCTCCATCTACTGAATTTCAGAAAGGTGTCGGCTCGTTCAACTCTGGTAAAACGTTAGAAGAACAATTTGGAAAACGACGTGCTTCAGAAATTAAGAATAAGATGTCAAAAACCAAAAAAGGAAAACCACTAAACTCTCCTACTAAATTCAAACCTGGTCAGCCTAGCTGGAATAAAGGATTGAAACGTACTTTTATCACAAATGGTTATGTTACTAAAGCATTATATGGTGATGATATAAGTATTCCTGAAGGATGGCGTAATGGTATGAAAAGTAGGAAAGCTGCATAATGGACCTTTTCGGTTTCAGAATAACACGTAAGATTGATGGGAACGCGCCTCCGGTGTCTTTTGCTCCAGAGCAAAAGGATGACGGGGCGGTTCTCGCAGCTGCAGGTGGTATTCAAGGTGTATACATCGATCTTGATGGTAGCATCAGGAACGAAGCGGAGCTTGTCTCTAAATATCGTGAAATGTCGATGCATCCTGAGATCGACATTGCGATCGATGACATCGTTAACGAAGCTATTTGCCTTGAAGACCTTAAGAAAACAGTCACTCTTAATCTAGACGAACTAGAACAACCACCAAAAATTAAAGAAATCATTCAAGGGGAATTCAATAATATTCTCAACTTGCTTGAGTTTCAGCATGGTGGGTATGAACTGTTCCGCCGTTGGTATGTGGATGGTAGACTCTACTACCACTTAATCATCGATAACAAACTTCCGCAACTTGGCGTCCAAGAAATCCGTTATGTTGATCCTCGCAAAATCCGTAAGGTGCGTCATGTTAAACAGAAACAGATTCAAGGTATGCCGATCGTAGAGACGGTCGATGAGTATTATGTGTACAACCCTCGTGGGTTTGCTAAAGCTGTCTCTTCACCAGCAACGTTTTTTGGTGACAGTGGACAACTCACCGGACTTCGTATCTCAAAAGACGCGATCGCCCACTGCACCAGTGGATTAACTTCTATTAATGGTGATGTGGTTACTGGATACCTTCAAAAAGCCATTAAACCGCTTAACCAGCTTAAAGCGATGGAAGATTCGCTTGTCATCTATCGTATTTCAAGAGCCCCGGAACGTCGCGTGTTCTACATTGACGTTGGTAACCTCCCAAAATTAAAAGCTGAACAGTACCTTCGTGACGTTATGACGAAGTTCAAGAACAAGCTCGTCTATGATGCATCAAGCGGAGAAATCCGTGATGATCGTAAATTCATGACCATGCTAGAGGACTTCTGGCTACCAAGACGCGAAGGCGGTAAGGGAACAGAAATCACAACTCTCCCAGGTGGACAAAACCTTGGTGACATCGACGATATCAAATACTTCCAGAACAACCTGTATAAGTCTCTGAACGTTCCTATTACACGTCTCGACCCAACGCAGGCGTACACGCTCGGTCGTGCTACAGAAATTACCAGAGATGAGGTTAAGTTCACTAAGTTTGTGAAGCGCCTTCGCTCCCGTTTCTCTGATCTGTTCAATAAGATTCTTGAAAAACAACTGATTTTAAAGGGTATCATCAACCAGGATGAATGGAAACAGATCAGACCATTCTTCCAGTACGTTTTTAACGATGATAGCCATACATCTGAACTGAAGGATCTGGAAATTCTCCGCGACCGCATCGAAGCGGTTGCCAACATGGCCGGTAATGGTATTACTGGAAAATATATGTCTCACCAGACTGTGCGTAAACAGATCCTTAAACAGAGCGAAGAAGATATCGAGCGCGAAAATGAGCTCATTATGGAGGAAATGACTAACCCAATTCTGTTCCCTCCAATGGAAGAATTAGCTCCAGCGCCTGAAGGACCACCACAAAGAAAACATCCGACACCCAAGAAAAAATAAAACATAAATATAACAGATTCAACGGAGAACTATCCCATGCCAGAGCTAAAAGACCTAGTACAATTCGCTCTTGACAAGCAACCATCGAAGTTCAAGGACGCCTTCGCGGAACTCCTTGCAAATCGCGTTGTTGATCGAGTAGATGAACTCAAAGCAGAAATTTCAGCGAACATGTTCGGTGAAGCTCCTGAAGAAGACGAAGAAGATCTCGATGATTCTGACGATGACGTGGTATTCGACGACGACGAAGATGTTCTTGTAGATGACGAAGATCTCGCAGATTTTGATCTCGATGACGAAGACATGCCAGCCGACGATGAAGAAATCGACTTCGAAGATGAATATGAAGACGGAATAGTAGATGAGGATGATGATTCTTTTAATGAGGAAAGTCTCGACGCCCTAGAAGAAGAGACAACACATATTCACGCTAAAGCAGGCAAATAACAATGACTAAGACATTAGGAAAACTGCGCCAGCAAACACTTAAACTAAAAGAGCTAGATGCTCCTTCGAGTGTTTCAAAAGGCACAAAGAATTTTGTGAAGAAACACGTGTATGTTGTGCATCCTGATGCTAACGAAAACGATGATGACGTATTCAAGGCCACAAACGTAAAGAAAGCAAAACGCTTTCCCGAACACGGCTATGAGAATGGACAAGACAAAGACGTCTATGAAGATTTCGATCGTGAAGAATATCACAAGACACAAGCAGATATCCATAACAGATATGCTGATGCTGTTGAAAAGAAAGACCCTGGTAAAGCTATTGTTTATCGTGAACTTGCTAGAAAGCATCTCCACCAAGCCAAAAAACATTCTCGTTTCCACGATTCAGTGACTATGAAGAAAGGTCGCACCCGTGGAGAAGATCTTCTCGGAGATCATCGCGCTTCTCGTCGTATGGAAGGACAGCGACTTAAGGATCGTCAGAGAACAGAAGAAACTGAGCTTGATGAAATTTCCACGCCATTTGTTGTAGCTTTGAGTAGAGCTTTGCGTATCAAAAACGCTAGAAGCGGTGGTGGAGGATCATCTAATCGAAAGAAGTTGGAGAAACTTCGTCTTAAGAACAACAAACGTGAGCTTCTACTCAAACCTTCAATGCAAGACCCAGCGCAAACTGCGAGTATGGCGGCCTTTGATGCTAAGATCGGACGTGCTGCTGAATACAAAGGTCACATGGCTGCCAAAGCAAAACGTGATGCAGCCAAGAAATATTGGGGTGAAGAAAAAATGAACGAAGATCATCACGAAGTAGCAGCTGGTAAGTATTCAGAAGGTTATGAGCACATTGAAGCTCTCAGCGAGAAAGATCAAGCTCTTCTTGTAGATACATATAATAGTCTCACTAAAGAAAACCAAGAACGCTTCCTTGAGCTTGCTGAATCAGAAGAAGGTGTCGATCAACTTATTGACTTCGCCATCACACAAAGGGTTGACTAATGACCGTTACGGTACAGAAAAATCAGAAGAATGGTGTCGTAACCATCCACTTCAACGCTAGCGGTTCAATCGTTATTGCTGGTAACAACAGTGTGTCCAACGTAGCTATTGGCGCTGAGATAATCGAGACAGCTCCAATTAACCAGGTTTGGGCAGGATCACCATCTGGTAACGCAGCTTATTGGGAAATTAAACGTGATGGCACACTGGTCGCAACAATCGACTCTACGTGTTATCTCGACTTCGCCGGCAACGGAAACCAGCTTACAGTAGCTGCCAACGGTGCCAACCTTACCGCTAACCTTATTGGTGCAACATCCGGTTTCCTTGTTGTCGAGCTACAGAAACTCGGCGCTGGTGGAAGACCGCCGCTTGGTGCTAATAGCGACTACTTTGTAGCAGGACAGTAACCACAATGAAACTCATCACAGAAGTTTACGAAGACGTAAAACTTGTCACAGAAGGCAAGGAAGGCGAAGCGAAAACACACTTCATCGAAGGTGTGTTCATGATGGGTAACATTCAAAACCGTAACGGGCGTTTCTATCCAGTCAATGTTCTGGAAAACGCCGTAACGAAATATCAAAAAACATACATCGACAACAAACGCGCATTTGGTGAACTTGGGCACCCAGAAGGTCCATCTATTAACCTTGATCGCGTATCCCACCTTATTGAGAAACTAGAACGCAACGGCGACAATTATATGGGTCGCGCGAAGATTCTCGACACACCAATGGGTAACATTGTTGTAGGAATTCTCAAAGGTGGTGGTAAGATCGGGGTTTCGACCCGTGGTCTTGGATCACTAGAAGAAACAAACAAGGGTTACAAGCTTGTTAAAGACGACTTCTTCCTTTCGACAGCGGCCGATATCGTGGCCGATCCATCAGCACCAGATGCCTTCGTAAATGGCATCATGGAAGGCGTTGATTGGTGCTGGAAGAACGACCAACTAATCGCGGAAAAAACCCGCACTGCAGTTGAAAAAGCTGTATCATCCCGCGAACTGGAAGATCGAAAGCTCAAAATCTTCGAAAACTTCATTCGTGGAATTGCTTCTTTAAATGAGACCACACGGTCCATGAATTTGGTGCATGATTACAAAGGAAATCACATCGGCTATCAATCTAAATCTGGTGAATACTTTGCCAAACCAGCAAATGGTGGTTTCGGTCACGAAGAAAATTCATCTGCTAGACCATCAGGATCTAGAGTATCCAACAAAACAATCTTAATGCACTATAAAGATAAAGATTCAAAGTCAAAACATTATAAATAATACTAGATAAAACGGAGTTAAGGAAAATGCCTAAAGCAACCAAGTCAACCGTAGCAGAAGAATCAGCAGCAGCTGCTACGCTTAAACCAAATCCATCGCGCGCTTCTATGCTCGCGACGTTCACACAGATGCTTGCTCAGCTAGGTATGGAAGATCTTACTCACTTCTTCAACGACTCGATTGCACAAATCGGTAAAGAAGCAGCTAACATCGATCCAAACGCCGCTGCTAAAAACGTAGCAACTATCGCAACAAAAGAAGACATCGACGAAGTATTCGCCGGTGAAGAACTCTCAGAAGAATTCAAGACCAAAGCTGCTGAGATCTTCGGAGCTCTTGTTGAAGCGCGTGTCGTGCTTCGTACAGCAGAAATCGAAGAACAGTTCGAAGAAAAGATGAAAGATGAAGCGGAAGCTATCATCGAACAGGTAACGGACACACTTGACCAATACCTAAACTACGTAGCTTCTGAATGGCTCAAAGAAAATGAAGTTGAAGTTGAAAAATCACTTCGTTCTGAAATCGCCGAGTCGTTCCTCGAAGGTCTCTACAATCTCTTCACTGAAAACAACATCAAGGTTCCTGAGGCAAAGATTGACGTTGTCGAACAACTCGCAGCACGTGTTGAGCGACTTGAAGCAGAACTAGACGAAGAAGTAAACAAGAACATTGAACTCCAGACTGAAATCGAAGAAGGTGCCCGTGCCGCTGTATTCGCTGATGTGACTGAGGGATTGGTGGCAACGCAAGTTGAGAAATTCCGCACACTTTCGGAAGGAATCGAATTTGCTGATCCTGAATCATTCAAACGTAAGCTTTCTGTGATCAAAGAAAAACACTTCTCTGGTAAGTCAGATACAGCACCAAACTTTGGTGTTCTGACAGAAGAGAATGATGTACCGCTAGACGAAGCTGATGTTAAAAAACCAGCTAACCCAGCTATGAGTCGTTATGTTCAAGCTATCTCCCAGACTTCTGGGGAATAACCCAACTCAAGCACTATAAAAGACTAAATAAATCTAACAACGAGAGAAAATTAAATCTCACTAAGGAGTAGAAGAAAATGTTAGCCAAAGAACTTTACAAGAAGTGGGGAGAAGTGCTTGAGCACAAAGACCTGCCAGAACTCAAAGCTGGTCAGCGTAAGTTTGTGACAGCTCACTGCCTTGAGAACACAGAGACTGCTCTGCGCGAATCAGGCCAGTTCGGCTCTCAGCAACTCCTTGGTGAGGCTGTGCCTACCAACGCTACAGGCTCAAACGTCGACAACTTCGACCCAGTTCTAATTTCACTGGTTCGCCGTTCGATGCCAAACCTTATCGCCTACGACATTTGCGGCGTTCAGCCTATGACAGGACCAACTGGTCTTATCTTCGCAATGCGTTCACGTTATGCGAACCAAGCCGGAACAGAAGCTTTCTATAACGAAGCTGATGCTGGTTGGTCTTCACGCTCAGGGGCTAACGCCGCTGTAGCTGCTACCGGCGCTTCTGGCGCTACGGACTTCGGTGCCAACACTGTTGGTACCGCACCAGGCGTTTCAAACAACGCAGGTAACTCGACCTACAACACAACCATGGGTCTAATCCTTGGTACGGCTGAAGGTCTGGGATCTAACTCAACGGCTATCTTCCCAGAGATGGCGTTCAGCATCGAGAAAGTGACCGTTTCGGCCAAATCTCGTGCTCTGAAAGCCGAGTACTCACTCGAGCTTGCACAAGACCTGAAAGCTATCCACGGTCTTGACGCTGAGACAGAACTTTCGAACATCCTTTCAGGCGAAATCCTGGCTGAGATCAACCGTGAAGTTGTGCGCTCAATCATCATCACTGCTAAACAGGGTGCAACCGAAGGTACTACAACTTCAGGTATCTTCGATCTTGATACAGACTCAAATGGCCGTTGGTCAGTTGAGAAGTTCAAAGGTATGATGTTCCAGATCGAACGCGAAGCCAACAAAATCGCCCGCGACACCCGTCGTGGCCGTGGTAACATGATCATCTGTTCTTCAGACGTCGCTTCGGCTCTGAATGCTGCAGGTGTTCTTGATTACACACCAGCCCTTGCTGGAAACAACCTCGCAGTGGACGATACAGGTTACACCTTCGCCGGTGTCCTAAACGGTCGCACGAAAGTGTTCCTCGACCCATACGCTGGTGCCAACTATATGGTATCTGGCTTCAAGGGTGCGAACGCCTTCGACGCCGGTCTCTTCTACTGCCCATACGTGCCACTACAAATGGTGCGTGCTGTTGACCCATCAACGTTCCAACCAAAAATCGGCTTCAAAACCCGTTATGGTATGGCACCAAACCCATTCGCAAAAGGCACAACAGCTGCCGATGCGAACGCCGCTCTCGAGCAAGACTCGAACGTTTATTATCGTCGTATGCTCATAAATAATCTGATGTGATGGACTCTGTAAATGTATAAATAATGGCGAGGCTTCGGTCTCGCCATTATCATTTGGAGAGTCTAATGCAAGAAGAATATGGTTTCGTATACATTTGGTACGACAAAAAGATGAATAGATTTTATGTTGGTTGTCATTGGGGACGTGTAGATGATGGATATGTGTGTAGTTCTAAGTGGATGCGTAATGCATATAAACGAAGGCCATCCGATTTCAGAAGAAAAATCCTTACAACAAATATCACAGATAGATCTGAACTACTAGAAGCGGAATTCAAGTGGCTTTCTATGATTAAAGAATCTGAACTAAAAACAAAATATTACAACTTATCGAAACATCATTTCGCTCATTGGTCTGCCAGACCTGATGCTAAATCAATTGCAAAGAAATCTGGAGATTCTCGCAGAGGCAAATCACCAAACAATGACCCAAAAATGCTGATTGAACGTGGAAAGAAGATTTCCGCTAAGATGTCTGGAAGAACATTCTCCGCTGAACATAAAGAGAAACTCCGTCAAGCGAAGCTTGGTAAGAAACAAACCGAGCGGCAGAAATTAAAACGTTCTGAAAGTCTAAAATTTGCATGGGCAAACGGCAACAGACCACGTAAGAAACCTTCTATGACTATTGAAGAACAAGGTAAGCTTTCATCCAACAGACTTAAAGGTCTCTGGTCTGACCCTATATGGGCAGCGTCCCAGCGCGAAAAGCTTCGCATTGGCGCTCGGCAGAGATACCTAAATAAATCGAAGCAGACGAAAGAAGCTGCCTAGTAGAGTTCAACTGGGCCGTTCTGCAAGGAGCGGCCCACATTTCTATAACACAAAGAAATAATTTCAACTTTCGCTTGACTAACCTGCAAAAGACGATATAATCAGTAATGTCACTGTGAATACCGAGGACCATTATGACTGACAGTATGCCTACCAATATCAATATGCTAAGTCAACTTGGCTTTAAGTTTACGCTGGCGCGCGCTCCGAACCTTGTTTACTTCACGAATGTTGTAGAGTTACCAGGTATAAATCTCAGTGTGGCAGAGCAGTCAACCCCATTTGTTTCAATACCTTTTAGCGGTAAGTGTTCTTATGAGGATCTTACCATACAATTTAAAATCGATGAGAACTTCGGTAACTGGCTTGAGTTACATGATTGGATCACTGCATTAGGTTCTCCAGTTGATTTTAGTGGATTTCGTACTCTCAAAGAAAAGCCTCTAGGAGACAAAAAAGGCTTGACTTCTGATATAGAACTCACTATAATGAAGAGTAGTATGACACCTAATGTTGGGATCACATTCAAGGATGCGTTCCCTGTATCAATTTCCCCATTGACGTTTAGTTCCCAGGATCTTGATGTTGAGTATCTTTCGGGTACTGCTTCATTCAGATATCTCTCTTATTCAGTACGTAGAACTACCTAATGCTTCGGAAGCCCTGCACTCGCGAAGACTGTAAAGGGTTCTATTTCCCTGAAGGCGGGACACGGTGTTACAACAAAGATTGTTAGTAAAACGTGAAGCTTCAAAACACAGGTAAGAAGGAAGAAAGAGATGCTAAGTAGGATTATCCTAGGAATCGGTTGTGCTCTGGCTGTTGCTGCACTGATTTATCAAATCTACATTATGATGACGCCTTAAAATGAAGCTTGATGATATTTTTACATTATGGGAAGCCGACAGCAAGATCGACAGGACGGAGTTGGGTGAGGAAAGCCTCAAGATAGCCCAACTCCACCACAAGTATTTTAAGATCTTCTCCAATGAACGTCTTACACTGAAGAAGCTCACCGTTGACTACAAACGGTTAAAGCTCCAGAAGTATGAGTTCTATACAATGGGACCAACGGAAGAGTCACAGAAGCTAGGATGGGAACTCCCACCACAGGGTAAGATTCTCCGCGCGGATGCAATGCAATATGTTGAGAACGATAAAGACATCGTTGAGATTTCACTGAAGATTGGCCTCCAGGAAGAGAAGCTTGAACTTCTAGAGTCTATCATTAAGGGCCTAAATAGTCGTGGGTTCAATATCAAGACAGCACTAGATTACCTGAAATTCACCAGCGGAGTTAATTGATCGTGGATTATTATGTAGACTTTGAGTTCACAAAATTCGAAGGTGAGATTATCTCTGTCGGAATCGTTTCAGAAACGGGTAAGGAACTCTACCTCGCTCTTACTGATAGGGTTCTGAAGGTTGAAGAGAACCAAGGACTTATTGATCCTTGGGTTGTAAAGAATGTGATTCCTCTTATTGATGCCGGAGACGCTGAAGCGGAACGCTATGATGAGCGTCGCGATATCAAAGAAAAGTGGCCTCTCAGAATCTATCAATACCTACTTGACACACAGAACCACGTAAGACAACCGGCAACCTTTATCACCGATTGGTGGGAGGATGTAAAGTTAATGTCTGGTCTGATGATTACAGGACCAGGCGCTTCTATCAACGTCCCGCACGGCACCTTTGTCGTAACTCGCGCAGATACGTATCCAACAACTCTTGAAGGCGCTGTACAACACAACGCTCTTTGGGATGCGCGTGTACTGAAGCATGAGATCGGGAGATTCCAGGAACGATATTAATGAGTGATGAAGTCTTCCTCAAGTATGTGGACAATGTCCATGTAAAAGTAGTAGCAAACCCCGGCATCGTTAAGGAGCTTGGGGATGAATTCACATTCTATGCGCCAAACTACAAATTCCACCCAAAATACCGCTCGCGTATGTGGGACGGTCGTATTAGATTATGCAACAGTGTAACAGCATTATTGTACGCCGGTCTTGCACAACGTGTAAAGAAATTTTGCGAGTCAAGAAACTACGAGTTTAAGTTAGATGACAAGCTACTCTATGAAGACGTCTCTGAGCACGAGATCAAAGAGCACATCAAGAAGCTTAAGATTCCGAAACACTTTGATGAACGTGAGTATCAAATTGACTCAATCATCAAGTGTATTCGTACCGGCCGTAGAACCCTTCTTTCTCCTACGAGCTCAGGTAAGTCCCTGATCATCTACGTGATCGGCACTTGGTATGCAAAGCACAAGAAGTTGATTATTGTGCCGACGATCTCTCTTGTGAACCAGCTGGAAGGCGACTTTCGCGACTACGGATACAAAGGTAAGATCCACAAGTCAACTGATAAAGGGGGTCTATCAAAAGAGATGAATATCAAGGCTGACATGGTTATTACAACCTGGCAGTCTCTAAACAACGGTAAGACAAAGATGTCGAAAGGTTGGTATAACCAGTTCGGTGTGGTGTTCGGGGATGAGGCCCACGGCGCCAAGGCTACCTCGCTAATCCAGATTCTGTCAAGCATGACGAATTGCCGTTACCGCTTCGGAACAACTGGAACGCTTGATGGTGAACCTCTGAATGAAACAACAATCGAAGGTTTGTTTGGACCAAGATACCAATCGATTTCGACCCGCGAATTGATTGATCAAGGATTTGCCTCCAAGTTTCAAGTTAAATGCCTGGTGCTACGCTATTCAGAAGCTGACTGTAAATTAGTAAGGGGTATGAAATATCCAGATGAAGTGAAGTTTCTAATTAACCATTCAAAGAGAAATAAATTCATAAAGAACTTGACTTTGAGCCTGAAAGGGAATAAGCTTGTATTCTTCCGTCAACGTGACCACGGAGATATCATCTATCAACTAATTATGGATGGGAAGAAAAAGAAGAACGTCTTCTACATCGATGGTACGATTAGTGGCGATATGCGCGAGCAAATTCGCCATGCAATCGAGGATGAAAAGGACGCTACGCTAATTGCATCGCTTGGTACAACATCAACGGGTACCAACATTAAACGCCTACACCACATGATTTCTGCCTGGCTCGGTAAAGGCAGAATTAAGGTGTTACAGTCAATTGGACGCATGTTACGTTTACACGCCGAGAAAGAAGCAGAAGGAGCCATCCTTTATGACATCGTGGATGACCTAAGTATTAAGAACCACCAGAACTATGCTTTGAAGCATTTTACACAACGATGCGCAATTTATGATTCTGAAGAGTTTGAGTACAAGATCTACAACATAGGATTAAAGTAAATGAGTACAACAATCATACGCCTTATGAGTAGTGAGACTATTATTGGTGATGTTGTTGGTAAAGACAAAGAGCGTGGAGCGCTGATGATACAGCACCCGGTTCTTTTAGAAACAGTGTACGCGAACGATTCACGATATGTGTTGATGCGCGATATGCTAAAGGATAGCCGTGAAATTGTCATGCCGATAAACGCCATGAACATCATGTATAGCTATCAAGCAGCACCTGAGGTTGAAGCCTACTACAGAGGTTGTCTCCCAGCTTTTGAAAAAGCAAAGGTCGCTCACATAGAAATGTATAAAGAAATGTTAAAGGAGTTAGCAGCTGGCACAATTGAACAAGGTATGTTCGAAGTAGCTGATAAAAAAATGCTACAACCCTCCTCCAACACAATGAATTAAAGGTATCTAGTTATGGCTAAACGCGAAAAAGTTCACTATGTGGACAACAAGAGATTATATGAAGACATGGTTAAGTTCATTGCAGCTTATCGTATTGCTGTGAAAAAGGGAGCTGAGAAACCACGAATTCCAGAGTACGTCGGTGCGTGCATATTGAAGATTGCACAACGCCTGTCTCTGCGTCCTAACTTCATAGGATATACATACCGTGATGAAATGGTGGGTGATGGCATTGAGAATGTCCTCACCTACATTCACAACTACGATCCAGAAAAATACAACAATCCATTTGCATACTTCACTCAGATCATCTACTTCGCCTTTCTCCGTCGCATGGATAAAGAGAAGAAGCAGTCATACATCAAGCACAAGATGCTCGAGCAGAGTTCTCTTATGAACCTGTTGGCTGATATGCCAGGTGGTGAGACTAATGAGGACGGCCACTCGGTAACAGTAATGGTAAACGTCGATGGACGCCTAAACGATCTCGTCAACAAATTCGAGAAACGTGGCGTTAAGACGAAGAAGAAACGTGGTGTTGAGAAATTCGCGGATGACGCGGACCCACCCTTCTTAGATCCACATCCTGACGATGTGAAACCTGAAAACAAAAACGAGGAAACTGTATGAAAATAGCTATCGTTACTGACACACATTTTGGAGCTCGTGGGGACAGTGTTATTTTCGCCGATTTCTTTAATAAATTCTATGATGAAACTTTCTTCCCATACCTGAAGAAGCACAATATCTCAAGAGTGTTTCACCTTGGTGATGTTGTTGATAGACGTAAGTACATTGCTTATCTGACGGCCCGTAACTTGCGCAACTTTGTTGAGAAGTGTACGGAAATGAACCTTGAGCTTGATGTGATCGTCGGTAACCACGACACAACATTCAAGAACACAAACGAAGTCAACTCTATGCGTGAGTTGTTCTCCAACAGCAATCTGAAGATTCGTTACTATGACTCACCTGAAGAGATTGAGGTAGATGGCACGAAGATCGCTATGTTACCCTGGGTTTGTTCAGGTAACTATCAAGAGTCTATGGAGTTCGTTAATAAGACGAAAGCCCAGATCCTATTTGGTCACCTTGAGATCGCCGGGTTCGAAATGTACCGTGGATCATATGCGGACGGTGGCTTTGACATGAATATCTTCGATAGATTTGAGATCGTATGTTCAGGACACTTCCACCACAAGTCAACTCGCGGTAACATCAACTACCTTGGTGCACCGTATGAAATGACGTGGTCCGACTTTGACGATGATCGCGGCTTCCATATATTTGATACAGATACCCGTGAGCTCACATTTATCAAAAACCCACACAATATTTTCGAGAAGATTTATTACCGAGATGAAGATTGGGACCTGAAGAACGTCACGGATTTTGATGCGGAAAGTCTTCGCGGAAAGTATGTGAAGTTGATTATTGAAAATAAGACAAATCCTTACCTGTTCGGATTGCTGATTGAGAAGATTGAGAAGGCAGGCCCGGCAAATCTACAGGTGCTTGAGGATTACTTTAGTATTAATCCAGAGGATGAAGAGTCTATCAACGAAACCGAGGACACCATTACCATCTTAAAGAAAGTGGTGGAGCAATTAGATGTTCAGGTAGACAAGAAACAGCTTGACAACTTCCTTGGGAAGTTGTATACTGAAGCGATGGCGATCGAGTAAGGATTTATTTTATGCATATCCTCTTTAAGAGCATAAAATGGCAGAATTTCATGTCAACGGGTAACCAGATGACAGAAATTAAACTCGACAAGTCGAAATCCACACTTGTTGTGGGAGACAATGGCGCTGGAAAATCTACCATGCTTGATGCCCTTAGTTTTGCTCTGTATGGTAAAGCCTTCCGTGACATTAACAAACCTCAGCTGATCAATTCTATCACTGGCAAAAACTGCCTGGTTGAGTGTGAGTTCAAGATCGGCGGTAAAGAGTATCTCGTGCGTAGAGGTATGAAGCCTTACTTCTTTGAGATCATCCAGAACGGTAAACTGATCAACCAAGACTCAAGAGTTACTGAGTATCAGGAAATGCTCGAGAAGCACATCTTGAAACTTACCCACAAGTCATTCGGCCAAATTGTTGTTCTTGGTTCTGCCAATTTCGTTCCGTTCATGCAGCTTGCTCCTTACGTTAGACGTGAGGTGATCGAAGACCTTCTTGATATTCAGATCTTCTCAACGATGAACACTCTCCTTAAGGAGAAGGTGAACGAAAACAAAGCTTCTATAATGGAAGTAGAGCAGCGTATCCTGCTGATAGAAAACAAAATCGATCTTCAGAAGAAACACATCCAGTCTATCAAGGACAACAACGACTCGTTGATAGAGAACAAACGTGAAGTGATACAAGAAACAATGGATAAGATCACCGAGGCTAATCTCGAGATCTCAAGATTGAAAGAGGATCTGACTTACAATATGGATGCGATTACTGATGAGCGTAAGATTACCGCGAAGCTCAGTAAATCTTTAAGTCTTGAGAAACAGTTGTCAGAGAAAGTGAAAGCCACGAAGCGTGAAATTAAATTCTATCACGATAATGATGATTGTCCTACGTGCAAGCAAGCTCTTGAAGCTTCGTTTAAGGCGAATAAGATCTCCAAGAAAACTGCTTCGCTAGACAAGTATATTAATGGCATCGCTCAACTCGAGGCGGAAATTGCCGCTACTGAAGAACGCCTCGACGACATCAAAGCGATCCAGAAAATCATCGATAACATTAACCGTAACATCGACAGTCTGAACAACCAGATCTTCAGCTGGAATGAGAACATTACTCTTTTAAACAATGAAATTGAGACGATCCGAAACAACACCAAAATCATCGACGGTACCAAGTCCGATGTGAAGAAATTAAAGGATGATCTTAAAATCGAATCCAAATTAAGGCGTGAACTATTTGAAGAAAGGACACTGATTAACATCTCCAGCTTCCTTCTCAAGGACAACGGGGTTAAAACCAAGATAATTCGTCAATATGTGCCTGTGATGAATAAACTCATCAATAAGTACCTGAGTGCACTAGACTTTTTTGTTCAATTTGAGCTCAATGAGAAATTTGAAGAAAGCATCAAATCCCGCTACCGTGATGAGTTCAAATACAACTCATTTTCAGAAGGGGAAAAAACCAGGATAGATTTGGCTTTGTTGTTTACGTGGCGTACGATAGCTAAAATGCGTAATTCCGCCTCAACCAACCTTCTTATTATGGATGAAATCTTTGATAGTTCTCTTGATTCGAATGCGACTGAGGAACTTCTTAAGATCCTTGAAAATTTCGCATCAGATGTAAACGTTTTCATCATCAGTCATAAAACCGATGCACTTTACGATAAATTTCGTTCAGTAATTAAATTCGTAAAAGACAAGAATTTCAGTAAAATGGTCGCCGAGAAGGTATAAGGAGTTACGCGCTTGAGATACCGTATTGTTGAAAGCCCATTGGGAAACTGTAGAATACAGGTTGGTGGGAAACTCCCATTCACATGGGTATTCCTTAAACGACCAGAAGGAGATAATCGTTGGCTAGTATGGACTGGTACTTACGCAGAAGCGTTCGAAAGATGTCAGAAGCTGGAGATGGAAGCGAAGAATTCCAAAATGAAATACTACTACCCACCCCTAACACCACCACTCCCGAAAGCACCAATTCGAACAGATCTTCCGAAGACAGAACCGCTTCCCCCATACCACCCAGGCCTAGGAGCGATACTACTCAATGAACGACTATAGTCAAAGTTACAAAGTTTTGGCGGACAGCCTTGGTGTTCCTCTAATCCCGAAACGAAAAGCTCCAAACCGTATTGATACAAATGGACCGGTTGCTGTTTGTGGAGAATGTGGTGTGACTGTTTACCGTGTTATGGCTTATAGCTGTCCACATCAAAATTGCCCATGTGGTCTTGGTTCAGCCGGATCACTTTGTCTAAATAATAATGAATTGAGTGGGAGCTTGAAATAATGGAAACGCAACAACCCTTACCAGAATTTAAGATTGAGGGGTCGGCGATGTTCATCCCGACGGCTTTACCGTTGGTGTCTGAAAACGATCCAATTCTTAAACAGAAAACAGAACGATTTGACTTTGACAATCCACCGATGAACCCGGTCCAATTGTATCAAAACTTAGGCCGAACTCTGATGGCGCATGACGCGCTTGGACTCGCTGCACCCCAAGTTGGACTGCCGTATCGGTTCTTTGTGCTTAGAACAGAAAATATTCTTGGAGTTTTCAACCCGATTTTGGTTGATAAATCTGAGGAAGAGGTTACAATGGAGGAAGGTTGTCTCTCATTCGTCAATCTATTCATTAAGATCAAACGTCCACAGCGCATTCGCGCTCGTTTTACGACGCCGGATGGTCAGACGCAAACAGCAGTGTTTGATGGAATGACCGCGAGGGCGTTTCTACACGAGTATGATCACCTTGAAGGTAAGGTATTCACAACGGTCGCGAACCGTTTCCACCTTGATGCGGGTAGGAAGAAACGTCACCTAATAAAGTCCGGTAGATATACCGTGAGTCATGTCATTAAGGAGGCCTAAGTGGTCAAGATTATTGTTGCAAAAACTAAGCACGACTGCGAACATCTTCTCGGGCAGTATCTTGATGAGTCGCACTTTGATACGCTTGTCACAGAAGATGTAGATTGCTATATGCCACCAGACTGCGACATCGCGACGCAAGCTCAATGTGGTGGAGATTGCGAAGTATGTCCATCAGGAACAGATGAACGCCGCATCGCATTCAAATTCCGTAAGAATTACTTTTCGAAGAAACTGAGAGATCCTGCATATGAAGGGCTCAAGGAAGCTGCTACCGAGTCTCAAAATCGTGGACTGGCAGCTGGCCCACGCGGTGCTAGCCTTAGTGTCGATGGGCGTGGTGGTCGTGACTGGGTTACTGATTATGAGCTAGAAGTTCTTGACTTCTTCCTTAACGACACAAGTCGCCTGTGGGATGGACCCACCATTCCTGAGATCCGCGCCAAATACAAGAACAAAGCCAAGTCTGATGAGACACGCGGTACTGTGTGGCTTCGTTCACAAGTAACCAAAGAATATCCCGAATACCACAATTGGTTTGATACTTGGGTTGATAAAATCAAGGAGCTTCCTCGTGATGAGCAAAAAGCCGCTGCTAAAATTGTCGCTGAAAAGTGGATTAGTTATACTAACTACGCTAAGTCTGTCTACTCTGGAGTCGCTGGTTGGTATGATAGGTATCCGCGTATCCCGTTTGGAAGAGCTACGTCTTACACTCGGGATAACCCTGAAAAATTCGCTCTCGCCTACCCATTCCTCCAAGCCCTAAATAAAGGGTACAAGGATTTGATGCCGTGGCGTTGGGGAAACCAGAAGGCTGCGGCTGATAAATTGGATCAGAGATATCTGGTTCCAAAAACTGTCTTCACCACAATCACAGTGAACAAGTCTTTCCGTACAGCAGCCCACCGTGACGCTGGTGACTTCCAAGAAGGTATCTCCAATCTTCTAACGCTCGGTGATGGTGAGTATACAGGTGGATACCTGATCTTCCCAGAGTACCGTATCGCCGTAGACGTTCGCCCCGGCGACCTGCTACTGGTAAACAACCACGAGATCATCCACGGTAACACCGAGATTAAATTGAATCATCCAGATGCTGAACGCATCTCAATCGTGTGCTATTTTCGTGAAAAGATGCTTGAGCTTGGAAGTTTTGAATATGAGAAAACCCGTGAACAATATGTCGAAGATAGAAGAAAAAACAAAGACCACCCCGCTCAAAGACCTCTCTGGAACGGTATTACACCCGGAATGTGGGATGAACGAGAGTGGTATGACTATCTTGGGAGTAGATTGGGGGACGACGCCGTCCGTAAGTATCACCCGGATGCGTTTGCTTCCTCCCTTGATGCGTTTTTCGCGTAACATCAGGATGCCTAAATATGTCTAGTTATTTCCGTCGCTGGGTAATAGTTGCAATCTGTGCTGCTATTGTAGTTGCGATGGTATATTACTCGGCTGGAGAAGGTGTTTACTGATGCGAGAACTACAAGAAAAGAAACTTTTGGCTAGAGTTAAATCTGCGATCAAAGGCCGTGTTGATGCCGCCAAATCGTTTGGAAAGAACTTTTCTCACTACGCAAAAAATCCACACATCCCGGTTCCAGGTACTAGTCCTGAAGAAAAAGATGCTAGACGTCGCTATAATGATTACATGAAAACAAGACAGCGTCGTCCGGGTGATTTGGATGAAGGAGTCTTCAGCCAACGTAAACCAGACAAACCAAAATTGTAAGAGGAAAAATGACAAACCTATTAGAAAGAGTCCGTGCACTTCATAAAATGGCAAGAGAAACAGCTGTACACCATGGCATAGTGAGAGTTGACTAAAACCTTTTTATGTTTTATGATGGAGAATTTGTTTGAAAATTATGGTAGCTATGCACGACTTCAACAATTTTGGAGGCATCATCAATCACAACGAACAGTTAATTGCGGGTCTTAAGGATCTCGGTCACACCGTTACGTTCGCTTATATCAAAACCACAACCAAGCCATCCTATTCTGTAGACACCTCAAAGGTTCCAGATGGATATGAGATTGGCGCTGGAACAGGCCTGCCTGTCCATCAAGGTAACGGATACATTTCTCCATACTACAGCATGAAGAATTCTGAGTCCGTCGCGAAATTCGTGAAGGATGCGAATGAACATGACATCCTTATCTGGCAGTCGATCTTCGGCTTCAAATCTCAAGCCACCGAGAAGGACAAAACATGGCTACCTATGATCGAAGGGGTATCCGCCAAACAGATAGCGGTTATACACGACGGGAACCTAAAAAAGCTGTACAGCTGGATTTACCGTTTTGCGAATCACCTGGCAGGCCTAGCGTGTGTCCATCCGGCTGCTATGAAGCAAGCGGATTTCATGCCTGTGCCTCGGAACATGATTCTGAACCCACAGGATGTCTCCGAGGTAGAAGTTGTCCCGTTCACCAAACGGAAAAACCAACTCCTAGCCCCACAAACATTCAAACGCTGGAAGCGTGTAGACGACCTGGTTGCGGCGGTGCCATATATAGATGGTTCTGTTCTAATTGCCGGGGACGGTATGGAGCGAGCATATATGGCTTCAGAAGAAAAATGCAAGCCTGAATACTACTGCACCAAAGAGCTTGACCCTGATGCTACAGAAGATCGCCTTGGTAAACGCATCTGGCAGAACGCTCTTGATTCTGGAAAAATGGAATATCTAGGATTTATCACAGGTGCGTCCCGTGACAAAATACTAAATAACTCTAAGTTCCTCCTTGATCCCAGCTGGTCGCTGACGTACGGAGAACACTTTAACCGCTCTATCGTAGATGCTATGCGCGTAGGATGCGTGCCGATCGCTCGTAACTATGGTATTAGCGACAACGTTGATGGAAACGGAACGCTCTTCAAGCCGGGTGTTAATTACCTGATGATTCCCCACGATGTTAAGCCGAAAGAGTTCGGTCGTCTCGTAAATGAGTGCTTCTTAATTAGTCCCAGCGCATATGCCTACATGGTCGCTCAGAACAAGGAAGTGATCAAAAATTTCGACCGCGAAAAGATTGCGCAACAATTTGTCAATCTTGCTATGGGCAAGAAAGGCAGTGGATATTATGAGAAGGCCGAAACTGGTCGTCTGAATATCGACAACAACGTGACCCAAAAAACGGGTGACAAAATCTGGGACGAACACTTTGAAGTCCCTTCTTCTCTTGATAGCTTTTTTTCATAGGAAATGATTATGGGTAACATTACTACAAGCATTACAGACGAACAAAGGGTCTTGGCTGAAAAAAACGCCAAAGAAAATGGTGGTGGATTACGCTACAATATCGGAAAGCTGAAATACAACCTTATCCCACCAGAGTGGGAACAAGGACTTGCTCACCTTCTTACAGTTGGTTCTTGGAAATACTCCGATCGCAACTGGGAGAATGGACTTGCTTGGGACGACACGATCGCCGCTCTTAAACGTCACCTGAATAAGTGGTTGAGTGGTGAAAACTATGATCCTGAAACTGGATCACATCATCTGATATCAACCGCCTGGAATGCGCTCGTTCTCTTTTCAATGCAAATCCGCGGCAAAGGTAAGGATAATGTTCCTCGCCCAAAATATGTCATGGAAGTTTTCGTTAAGGGAACACTTAAAGACCCGACAAAACCAAATACGTAAATTGCTTGCCTTTCGGGGCGACCTAAGCTATAATTGACAAACATAAGGAATAACATGGAAAACCAAAGCGTAGGACCTGCCCCAAGTCCATCACCAAGTGGGGGAATGCAAATTCAGATCCCAATTGAGAAACTGCGTGAGAGAAAACTCTTCGTTGCAACTCCGATGTATGGTGGTCAGTGTAGCGGGATGTTTGCTCGTTCTTGTGCAGACCTTTCGGCTCTTTGCACAAAGTACGGCATCCAACTCCGCTACTACTTTCTCTTCAACGAATCTCTGATCACACGCGGCCGTAACTACTGCGTCGACGAATTCCTACGTTCCGGTTATACGCACATGATGTTCATCGACTCGGATATTGGATTCAACGCCAACGACGTTATCGCATTGATGGCAATGCAATCGCCAGATCCAAAAGATGATAATTACGATATCCTCTGTGGTCCCTACCCAAAGAAGTGTATCTCTTGGGAGAAGATTAAGATGGCCGTGGATAAAGGATTTGCTGATGAAGACCCGAACGTCCTAGAACGGTTTGTTGGTGATTACGTTTTCAATCCAGTCGGTGGAACGAAAACAATTCAGATCAATCAACCAACAGAAATTCTCGAAGCTGGAACAGGGTTTATGATGATCCGTCGTAACACCTTTGAGAAATTCGCTGCGGCTTATCCTCAACAAGCATATAAACCTGATCACGTAAGAACTGCTCACTTCGACGGTTCGCGTGAAATTATTGCTTACTTCGATACGCCAATCGACCCAGAATCAAAACGCTACCTTTCAGAGGACTATATGTTCTGCCAATGGACTCGCAAGATCGGACTGAAAGTGTGGTTCTGCCCATGGATGAAACTCCAACATGTTGGATCGTTCATCTTCGGTGGTTCTCTAGCTGACCTTGCACAAATCGGAGCATCAGCCACCGCTGACCAAGCTCAAATCAAGAAACCAAAGTGATAGGATAACACACAATGCAACTTTCCAACGAGACGAACTCAGTTCTGAAAAACTTCGCCAGCATCAACCCGAACCTTCTGGTGAAGCCTGGTAAGAGCCTTCGCACTATCTCTCCGACCAAGTCGGTCATGGCTCGCGCCACCGTCGCGGAGAAATTCGACAAAGGCTTCGCGATCTTCGATCTGAGCCAGTTCCTCGGCCGTCTGTCGCTCTTCGACAAGCCGGAACTGACGATCAACGAGTCCTTCATGGAAATCTCTGAAGGTGAAGAATACTCCGAGTTCGCATTCGCGGATCAGGAGAACATCGTAGCTCCGCCTGAGAAAGAGATCACCCTGCCGAAAGCAGAGATCAACTTTGAGCTCACGGAAAAGGACTTCTCCAAAGTCATGAAAGCCATGAGCGTATCCGGCCTTCCGGAAATCGCTGTGTCTGGCGAAGATGGTAAACTCCAGCTTCAAGCCATTGACTCCAAAGGTGTCAGCAAAGACGTCTTCACAATCAACATCGGCAAGACGAAACTGAAATTCCGCATGATCTTCCGTGCGGACAACCTGAAGATCATCCCCGGCGATTATGCCGTGGCGATCTCTTCGAAAGGTCTCGCCCATTTCAAATCGGAGAAGGTTGAGTACTGGATTGCTGTTGAGCAAAACAGCAAGTTCGAAGGCTAATCGTTCTCAACAAGGACACTCATTATGATGATTCGTGAAGAATTCCTCTGGGTTGAAAAGTACCGTCCCAAGACTATCGACGACTGTATCCTCCCAGAAAAACTTAAAGCGTCATTCCAAAGGTTCGTTGAGCAGAAAGAAGTTCCAAATCTTCTTCTGAGCGGCGGACCCGGAGTTGGTAAGACAACTGTTGCACGCGCTATGCTCGAGCAACTCGGTTGCGATTACATCGTTATCAACGGTTCTATGAATGGTGGTATTGACACCCTTCGAACCGATATCCAAAACTTCGCTTCATCTGTATCACTTACAGGTGGGCGTAAGTATGTCATTCTCGACGAGGCAGATTATCTTACTACTGCAACTCAACCAGCCCTCCGTAACTTCATGGAGGAATTCTCTAAGAACTGTGGCTTCATTCTGACTTGTAACTTCAAAGACAAGATCATCGCACCACTTCACTCGCGTTGTTCCGTTGTAGATTTCAAGATCACAAAGCTAGAAAAAGAAGAACTGGCGAAACAGTTCCTGAAGCGTGCCATGAACATTCTTAAGGCGGAGAATGTTGAGGCGGATAAAGGAGCCGTGGCTGGGGTGATCGTCAAGTTCTTCCCAGATTGGCGTAGGGTCCTCAACGAGCTCCAACAATATGCTGCTACTGGTAAGATTGATTCGGGTATCCTGACAAATCTTCAAGATGTAAATCTGACGAAATTGATGGAATATCTGAAGGGTAAAAACTTCACCGCTATGCGTAAGTGGGTTGGTGAGTCGGATCTCGATGGCGTTTCTGTTTTCCGTGTCATCTATGATAAAGCAGAACAGTACGTTGTCGCCTCTTCAATCCCAAGTCTTGTCATCCTGATTGGTAAGTATCAATATCAACATTCATTCGTATCTAACCCGGACATCAACATCGTAGCATTCCTCACAGAGTGTATGGTGGAATGTGAGTTCAAGTGAGTTGGATTGAGAAGATCTTTGACCTAATTGGTCTTCGAATTGAGAAGATTCCAACGAAGATTTGTATCTTCTGTGATGGTCCTTTACCTTCGGAACCAGCAAAGGTAATCGTCAATGACGGTTCGGAGGTCGAAATTTGTGAGATCTGCGAGAAGATCCTCGAGCTATCCAACAAAGCCGTTAGAACGGGCAGAGCCCCGGAAAAGGATGAAGAAGATGGCGACCAATCCTTTTGATTTTGTTTCAAGCGTAAACTTCACCAAGCGACACCTGATTAAAGAAGGTGAGGCGGATGAGAAGTCTTATCTTCCGTTTATGGTAAACACCGCCTTGTCTTACTTCCCAGACACGGTGGAATACGCCAATATCATGAACATGAATTATCACCTGGACAACAAACTTCAGTATGATTATCTTTTTCACATAGTTAGACCAAAAAAACGTTTTAGTAAATGGGTTAAAAAAGAAACAGACACAATACTTCTTGCTATTTCAAAATATTATAAGTGTAATATCACAAGAGCAAAGGAGTATAAGTCAATATTGACTGGAGACGAGATTAATCACATACTTCTTGTTTTAGAATCTTGTTCTTGATGCAAGATTTCCATGATATCTTGAGATTGCTTGGTTTGTGGCATTTTCCACCCAAACACATATTGTAAGAATTTTGATCTTTAACGATACATTCGTTTACAATATTTTGTTCTGCTGTAAAAGCTTCTTGAATTGTGTCATAAAACGAAATTATTTCACGTTTGAAGTTTTTCTTATTGCTCTTTTTAATGCAACACCAGATCCTAGATAGCCGTCTTTGATGTCATTTGTTGAATGAACTCCGATATAGTACTTGTTGTTTATTTTGTTGATTGTTTTATATGTGAAAATATAAATAGTCATGCTGGCCTCCTTCTAGGTTAGAGTCGGTGGGACTGGTACTCCGCGACCGATATTCTATTTATAATAAATATGCTTGATAACTTAGAAGACATAAAGAAAGCACTAGGTGAAAGATGAATGTTGTTGATAGTCTGTTAGAAGTCACCCTCAAAGAGAAGGACGACTTCCTGAAGGTCATGGAGACCCTCACCCGCATTGGCATTGCCTCGCGGAAGGACAAAGTGCTTTACCAATCCTGTCACATTCTGCACAAGAAAGCCCGTTACTACATCGTCCATTTTAAGGAACTCTTTAAGATAGACGGGAAGCCGACGGATCTTTCCGAATCTGATATCCAGCGAAGAAATGCCATTGCGCTACTCTTAGAAAGCTGGGGACTATTACAGATCGTTAATAAAACAATAGCAGAAGAGAATACTGTCTCGCCTAATACTATCAAGGTAATACCATTCAAGGAAAAGAATGATTGGTCCCTTACCCCAAAGTATAACATCGGTAAAAAGCGTTAAGTTTCAGGGTTTTACGACTTAGTAGAAAAAAAGTTGTAAAACCGCTTGACAAAAAGACCGAAAAGCGGCATACTGAGACGGTGATAGGAGATACGCCTATGGACGTTTTGGTTTACCGCCTCGCAACGCTTGATGACAGTATTGACCGTGTTGAGCAACTTGCAGATGAACTTGATTCCCGCCTTCGTCGTGGGGAACGCCTCGCTGATGAGGAACTCGATTGGCTCGATTGGGCCAACAGCGTCACCAGCACGGCCAATTCTCAGCCGGTGGCCGCGTGATGAAATTCCATAACGAGGATGGCACACTCAAAGGTGATTTGGATGAGCGATATACGTTCGCGTGTGAGGAGCTTGATCTGATGCTCCAAACCGGACACATTACGCGTAGTCAATACTACTCTGAGTGTCGTAATCTAGAACGCGAATTTTATGGAGACGACTATGTCGATTGAGATGACAGTTTACGATTTCGTCACAGATCAGGAAGTACCTGTCGCGGTTCGATATTCTGTCGGACCTGGGAAATACGCTGTTCAGATGTGCGTTCCTTTTAAGCGGTGGCTTGAGTTGTGTGAGTTTTTCTCTGACGTAATTGAGGATGATGGATTTCGACCGACAGGTCGTCGTTCTATAGCTAAACATCACATGGCTTTTTGGGTCAATAAAGCTGAGTATGTGAATTGGACCTATGTTGAGAACGTTCCAAGTTCTCACACCAAGGGAAGAGAACACAACTAATAACCTGACCACGTAGCTCAGTTGGATTAGAGCAGTAGCCTTCGTCTTTATAAAGGCGTGATGGACCTGCAGGTCCATCACGTTCCGACGAATGTAAAAGTTATTGCCCCGTTCGTCTAATGGAAAGGACACAAAACTTCTAATTTTGTAATCGTGGTTCGATTCCACGACGGGGTGCCAAACCGATAAATACTCTGTCAGTCGCTTAAACACAGGAAAACAATATGAGATCGCTAGCAGAAGTCTTTGTTGAAGTTCTTTCAGAAGAAAAACCTTACCGCGTAAGGATTTCTGGTAAGGGTAAACGCGCTGGCCAGGTGCGTGTCACTATGAGTGATGCAGAAGCGCAGCGCCACCGTTCGCCTTCGATCTTGAAAGATCGTGAACCGCAGGTTGGTGATCACGTTCGCAGACCTTATGATTGGAACACTGTTTCGGTCGTAACTAAAGTAGAGAAGAAAGCTGAGCCTGATAAATACGGTAATACTCATACAATTACTCACCAAGCTCTTGGACGTATTTGGTCAACCAAATCAGGATCGCCTGCTCAGGGTAATGGATACAAACCATCTAAAGTAGCGACACCACCAAAAACGGTTTCTGTTGGTCTACACCCCAAGCATGGTTGGCATTCAGATCCAGGTCGCTATAATTCCAGCCATCATGATACACAACCTCAGGGTTATGAGCACTTTGTTGTGACACCGAAAGCCGCCAGCTATTTGGATTTATATAAAGACAAAAAATAACGCTGAAGTTTGTATGTATGTATACGGACGGAAAGGTGAAAACTGTCTACTTTCCGTCCAAAGAACAATTCCTGATGTTTGTCCAATCCGAGGGTGACCATCTAGTAGAGTGGACTGAAGTTGTAATTCCTGATTGACATTGGACCCGATACCGGGTATATTAGGTGAATGATGCGACAAATTCTCGGTAAAGAAATTCCTGAACTGATCATAATGATTGGTCCTTCTGGGTCAGGTAAATCGACCCTCGCGAAGGATCTCAAGCATCCGATCGTTTCGACAGATACAATCCGCCAAAATTTGTTTGGGTTGAGAGACGATAAGATTGATCCGGAAGCTTACACGCAACAAGGTTTCAGCGACACCTTTGCCGCTGCTAAATTTGTTGTAGAAGGATATTTGCGCGCTGGACAATCAGTTATCTATGATGCGACCAATCTAACAAAGAGCGATCGGCGTCAGTTTCTGTTGTGGCTTGGGCTGTTGGATAACACACCTTTGCTTGAACGTACAAGGGTCAGCGTTGTTTACTGTATTGTTGATCGCCCGTTGAACGATAAGATAAATTCTTATCGAGCGCGTGTTAAATCAGGTGATCCTGTTTACCACACAAGCGAAGATATCATACAACGACACCATGATAAGATGCAGACGCATCAAATTGATGCAGTGTTGGGTGATGGAATTCCTTGGATTACCGTTTGGGATTATCGCAAGTGAGAGATTTTTTTGGAAATGATCTGAAGGTTGGTGATGAGGTCGCATTCTGCGAGCCTGGTTATCGCAACCTGATTACTGGAAAGATCCTCAATTTCACACCACAAAAAGTGCGTGTTCAATACTTTGCGATGGACAAACGCAATACGACCTATTTGAGTGAACCGAATTTTCTCGTCAAGAAAATTCCTGTGTCAGTAAGAGATTTGATGGGTAAGGACGCCTGGTGAACTAAACAAAAAGAAGAAAGAGAAAATGAAGAATATTGTTGTTGCTGCTCTGGCAGTTATTTCTTTGTCTGCTTGTAGTGGTGGTGGAACCCCAGCGGTTCCTCCTACTCTAGAAGAACAGGGTATTGAGAAAGTTTGTACCCCGGCCGATCCGACCACAGGTACACCTGAAGTTTGCGTTTGCAAAACCGCAACTGAAGCAACTACCTGTCCATAATTCGTAGGGAATTCTTCTGTTATACCTACGTGCGTGCTGTTCTAGAGCAGTCGAGTTCAACAGAAATTGACGTACTTAATTCTGAGTCTGACGTACGCTCTTAAAATGACTTCGGGCAGTCCTGGCCTGCCGTAAAAGCCAGGGGCTATTTTTAAGCAGTGGATTGAAACAGACCCGAAAATACTGACGAAGCAGGGATGCATCCCGGATGAAGCGGTAATTGGTAAGTAGGGCGTCACTCGGTGACTGGCTTAATATCGTGAAAGCCGACGCAGAAGGCTTGACTTTGGTGGACGGGAGAGAAATCCACACAGATTTTATGAAAGAGAGATTATGAGTCAACTTGATGGATATACGATTGATGCTGGTGAATGGGTAAGAAAAGTTTTTCCAGATGAAATTGTTTTTGATGGTATCGAAAGATGCAGTCGCTTTTTGGAAGAATCTCTTGAGCTCGTTCAGGCTCTAGGATATGATCGCGAAAAAGCCCATGTTCTTGTAGATTATGTATTCAGTCGCCCGGCTGGTGAAAAACGCCAAGAGCTTGGTGGTGTGATGGTAACTCTTGCCATTTTGTCTTATGTCAATTCTATGCATATGTGGGATGAGGGACAATACGAATTGCGTCGTATAAGTAAACCTGAAGTGATTGAAAAGATCAAAGAGAAACAAAAATCGAAACCTAAATTTTAGGACCATTAGCTCAGCGGTTTAGAGCTTCCCGTTGTCTGCGGGAATGTCGCCGGTTCGAATCCGGCATGGTTCGCCACTATTGTTCTTGTAGCTCAACTGGACCAGAGCATCAGATTACGAATCTGGGGGTTGATGAGGGTTCAAATCCTTCCAAGAACGCCACAATTCACGAGACCTCTGTATGCTGTCACATACGGCCTTGACAGAGGACAGTCTAGTAAGCTGACACTTTCCTGTCACCGGAACGACAAAGGTCTCGTGTCTTAGTTCGCAGGCTGGGTGTAGCCAGTTGCTAGTTCGATTCTAGCAGTAAAGATGGGGTCGCTCCACAGGAGTTGCAATACTCCCCCTGAGATTTTATTATGAGGATGTTATGTTTCCACTGATCAAACATATCGATGATGTGCTACCGCATATCGCTGACAAGCCCGAGATCGCTCGGATCGAAAAGGATGGGTACACCGTTCTAGACTACATCTACGCTGGTGTCAGCACCTTTGACAACGCTTTCGCCCGCGAGTGCCGTGGCCTAAAGTTTGACTCACAAGGTAATCTGATCGGGCGACCGTTCCACAAGTTCTTCAATCTGAATGAGACTGAAGAAACGAAATTCGAAAACCAAGACTGGAGTCAGCAACTCTTTATTCACAACAAGTGGGATGGTTCTATGATCCATCCGGCTCTTGTTAATGGTGAGCTTGTGTTCATGACTCGTAAGGGTGTAACTGATGTTGCGCTTCAAGCTATGTCTGAATGTGAATACGATGCGGATGAAATGATTCGTCATATTCGTGATGGGTTCACGCCTATCTATGAGTTCATCTCACCGAACAACAAAATCGTTCTTCACTACGACGAAGCTCGACTTGTGCCTTAGAATATGCGTCATAGAGAAACTGGTGCTTACAATCGAGATCGTTTCCAGAATAACGCTGTTCATCTTGTGCAAAACGTTTCATACTTTGAAACTCTTCTACAGCAAGTTAAAAGCAACACCGGTCTAGAAGGTATTGTGATTCAGTTTGATAAGCCTTCGCGGTTTATCAAGTTCAAGGCGGATGACTACGTTGCTATGCACCGGGTCCTTGATGAAACCGCTCACGAAAAGCGGGTTCTGGCTTTGATCATGGATGACAAACTGGATGATGTGATTCCGCTTATTGCTCCGGAACGTGCGGAACACCTGAAGACTTACGCCGCTGTTGTCAATGAATCTCTACTTCGTGAAGCGAATAGAATTTACACTTATGTTCATTCAACACAATACATGTCACAGAAAGAGTTTGCTGAAGTTGTTCAACGCGATTTTATAAAGCCTGAACAAAGCTTTCTCTTTAGAGCTAGAACTCTTGAATTTCTTGATACATATTCTATTCTTGTTATGCTCAAGGAATTCTTCAAGAAGACGCTAACGACGCAAGTTAAAGTTGATTCTTGGAGAGTATTTCTTGGCTACCCCAAGTTTGAAATGCAAGTTGACTAAATAAACTACAATTATCCGAGTATAGCGCAGTCTGGTAGCGCATCTGCTTTGGGAGCAGAGGGTCGTTGGTTCGAATCCAGCTTCTCGGACCAATTAGGTGGTAATCAGAGTCATATGTCTGGTACTTAAATTGAGGCGGGCGATGCCTCAAGCCACTCTATTAAATGTATAAATAGAACGAACTTTAAAGGATAAATCCAATGATTACGATTTTTGCAACAGTTTTTCTTTTCATCATCGATGTGTTCGGTGATAGAAACAGAGGGTAAGATGTCAGACGGTTGGGACGGAGTAGCCCCGCGACTCTAATTTTGCCTCTGTGACGTAATTGGTAGCCGTGCCAGACTTAGAATCTGGTGTCGTAAGACGTAGGAGTTCGAGTCTCTCCAGAGGCACCAAAATTTTAAAATTCTTGCGGGGTAGAGCAGCGGTCAGCTCGCCAGTTTCATAAGCTAGGAGGTCGGTGGTTCGAATCCACCCTCCGCAACCAAAATTGATGGCGCGTAGCATAGTTGGTCTAATGCAACGGTCTCCAAAACCGTGATCACCGGTTCGAATCCGGTCCCGCCTGCCATTATTAAGCATAGTTAATGAAGAAAGTTTCAAAAACTGCTTGCTTCTTTCCCATTCTCGGGGTATACTGATGATACTGAGACGAAAGAGTAAAGCTCTATCAAAAACGTCAGTAACAAAACTAAGAGTAATTTTATGATCTGAAAATGGAATATTGGGTCGTTTAGGGTCCAACCTTCGGGTGAAGAATAAGCATCGTGAGATGCCCAAAGCGGTGAAGTCTACATAACCGCGCCAATTAAATGGTTCGTCTAAACAAGCCTGCTCAAACCCGAAAGGGTTCCTTCGTGTCGACTGCGGAGGTATGAGTGAAGGTGGTGTTGAGGAAAGAACCGTCATCCTAACTGACAAGGAAGGATGCGGAAGACTGGATTGGTACCCGGCTCTCAGCGACCAAACCATCGAACTCGGATGAGGAATGGTAGTGAGTTTGTGTAAGGGGTTGCACCCAAATGCTTGCTCGCAATGTTAAAGGTAGATGGCTCAGGCCATAGATCTTGAAACATGACTGAGTAGCCCGCAAGGCAAAAGGTACGAGGCGTGTTGTATTTGGTATCTAACAAGGTACTGAGCAACTGAAGTAGCACGTCTTAGTAGATTCAATCAAGATGCTCATCGGTAGGGCGTCAGCTTTTTAATGCTGAAGGAAGTTGGTTCAAACCCAACCTCGATTATCAAAAAACGCAAAGTCTACTTCGGTTATATGTGAAAGACACCTAATACTCGGATCCGCAAGGGTAACTGAGTCCAGCGAAACTCGCAAGGTCTAGCTGGTTGAGGACAGAAGGTTCGTAGGGAGTTAGCGCTCTCGAATAGCTCGCAAGGCTAACGGAATGGAAGACCTCGAATAGCATATAGCGACAAGTCTAATGCCTGACTTTAAAAACGGCGGTGTTGATACGATACGGTGCTACTTCTACAGGGTGCCGTGGATGTCGGGAGAATAGTAGCTCGCAAGGCTTCTAATAATGCCCGGAGTTGTATCACTAGAGGGAGTAATCTCATCCCTTCGTAAATTTGTGGCGCCGCTCTTGAATGGTCCATGGTCCATGTGCCACGGGGCGGCGCCAAGCCATTTGGAGTTATCATGTTTGAATACGAGCTTGAATTCTATAAAGACGATGTGAAGCTGAAGACGACGAATTTCACCGCCAGTGGCCAGGATCTTACTATGGAAGAAGTAGCCGGACAGGTGTATCGTCTCTCAATGGTAGCAGGATACGATCGGGACTATGACACGGTCATTGTTTATGATCCTTCTGGAACCAGAAACTACAGTATTGATTTGGTAGAATAGTGCACGCGAGTAGCTCAATGGTAGAGCATTGCACTGATAATGCAACGACGTGAGGTTCGATTCCTTCTCTGTCCGCAAATAGGAGATACTATGAAATACGTTTTAATTGCCTTTGCTATGCTCAGTATGAGCGCCTGTGACACCCCTGAACAAATCGCTGCAAGACGCGAAGTCTTCAACGAGTGCATGGATAAAGCCGACAAGGTGAAAGAGTCGAATTTCGCTCTCTTCAACAAGGGTGATGATCTTATTGCCGCTTGTGAAGGTTACGCTCGCCGCAACTCGTAGGATGTATAAATAAGTCATGTTCGAAAACTACTTCATGATTTTAACAGATCCTGCTGATCCTGTTAAGGTTAAAGGCGCAAATCGGATTACTCTTGCTGAGGCTCGCCAAAAGATTATGTCTCAGAAAACAGACACATTGATTTACATCAGCAAGGGATTACAAAATCTACTTTCTCGTGCTGAAACAGAGTTTATTGCTGATATTGAAAAAGACGCTTCAGTGTTTGAGGCGCACACTTAGGAGCTAGTATGAACACTCTAACCAGAATTAGAACTGTTTTAGGAGAGAAGGTTCTTTCTCCGGGATTCAATCCAGAGCATAACAAGTATCGGGAACATCATCGTGGTGAAATCCACAATATGCTCCGTAAGACTTACTCTGATATTGGCGGGTATGGTGGTCTAGGTTCTGGCAGTAAGGCTGAATCAGATTCTATTCACCACGACATTACTCATACTAACATCAAGATGACTAAACGTGATGGAAAGCTCACGACAGTAAATCTTTACAGAGATCAGCACGGCAGAAAGAGCGTTGCCTCTGGAACCGATGGAACGAATCAAGGTAAAAGAGATTTTCTAAAAAACAAGAAAGAAGATTTAGCTCAGAAACGCGCATGGGGTGAAGTTTCTGGTAAACCAGAGCATCTAATGAGAAAGCTCGGCGCACCAGTGATAGATCCTAAACATGTTCATGGGTTAACTGGAAAGACGATTACCCCACACCCAGATGGTGAACACTACACACGAGACATTGGTGGTCATCTGCACACCAAAATAGCTTTTGGATACCCTAAAAAGAGTAGTTAATCAGTTGTTTTTATTTGGGATATTATGCTTGACAATAACCCCAAAATAGAGCATAATCATCATATGAGAAAGCTTATTGTCTACTTCCATGGTTATGGGTCGAACGCGAACACTGATAAGGTGAAGCGACTTCGAGATGGATTGAAAGATGCGGAGGTTTTTGCTTGGGATATTGATATTGATCCTGATGTGGCTTTCGACCAACTCTCTGATCATATCAATATGGAAATCCTTGCAGAAAAACCGCTTGAAGCGCAAGCGAAATTAATCTTCGTCGGCACATCCCTTGGTGGATGGTACGCCCAGCAGATGGCTGATATGTATGGCTGTGAAGCCTTCCTTATCAACCCAGCCTTCGATCCTGGTAACAGCTTGAAGAAGTATGGTGTTTCTAATGAGATCATTGAAGCTTATAAGCCGTTGAATTTCAGAAGCTGCTACCACTACTTCATCGCTAAAGATGACGAAGTAATCGACTTTGAACTAGTTAGAGAAGAACTGGAAAAGCTGAATACTACGTTCGTTGATGGTGCTGGGCACCGTTTCAACGGTCCCGAATTTGATCTTGTGATCAACGCAATTAATGCTCTCTAAGGAATTCAAATCGTTGATAGTTGAAACAGTAGATAAATATGTAAGGGCCTTTGGTGACAGAAGGTAACATGCCTGCTTTGCACGCAGGAGAAGACGGGGCGGTACCGTCAAGGTCCACCAAGTTTCTGGGGCGGCTGATATCCTTAAACAGCCCTGTGGTTCAAGCCCAGTGCTCGGGTGTTTAGGAAACCCGTAGGCTCCACCAAAGGATGTAGTTATGGAAGATTTTGAAATTGAAGTCGTTCACGTTAAAGCCAATCCACAAAGTCAGTTAGACCTTTCAGAATGGACAATTGAAGAAACGCAAGATCTCATGGCCTACCATAGCATAGATGTTGAACGTTGGTTGATGTACCCTGATGGTGCTCCGTGGCATATTAAACTGTTGTGGTTTATCGAAGATAGCTGGTATAAGGTGACTGGAAGATGAATGTCATTTCTGTTTGTAAGAATGTTATTCAAAGCAACAACAAGCGTGGGTGGGTAAATCCTGATCCGGCTATTCGGATTTCTAAG